AAGTGCGACTCGAAGGTACTGGAGCAAACCTCCTATTGCGTCAAGTGCAAAAAGAAGGTCAAGAAATCCTCTGGTAGTGACCTAGCGGACATGGTTATGCCTAGCGCCGACGTCATGGATGCGGCTTACAAACTGGACGAGGGGAACCGGCAACTGCTTATGGACGTCTACGATGAGCTTCGGGAGCGTATCAGTGTTGATAGAGGAACCCTAGAGGCCCTGCATCGCCTTATGAACGTTGTCGGAGGGCACACACGTCGTCCCGACGACATCCGAAACCAACTCGCGAAAGCGGCTAATCAACTCGGCCTTAAAACCCCTCTCAGCTTCTAAGGAAGATCGATCAATGTCTAAAGACCTAAGGAAAAAATCATGTCAGACCGGAAACTAAGAGCCAGCCTCATCAAACTCGCCTACGAAAATCCCGAGCTTCGGGCTGATCTGCTCCCTCTTTTTATGGGGTGGGATTAAGCCTTGCCGAAACGAATCGACATAGACCCCGGCGATCTGGCAGATGCTCTTTCGACCGGGGCCACCTATGACGAGATTGCAGAGACCTACGGGTGCTCTGCTTCAACGATTGCAAAACGAGTCAAAGAGTATGGACTGGAAGCCGAGGCTTCTGACAGTGAGGGAAGTAAAATGAGTGAAGACAAGAAAGCAGCATTAGGAGTGGGCCTCGACATCGGCACGATGAACATCGTCGCTGCCCGGAAGGTAGATTCTAGCGTAGAGACGAAGCGCATCCGTGATGCGTTCCTCGACTTAGAAGCAGAGGCAAAGAAGATGCTCAATATGAGTGGTGTGTCTTACATCGAGTACGAGGACAAAATCCTCATTCTGGGAGACCCCGCTATTGAGACTGCAAACCTCTTCAAGCGAGAGGCGCGCCGCCCCTTGTCACAGGGTCTTATCTCAGCTTCTGAGATTGACGCCCTTGAGGTGCTTTCTATCTTGATTGAGAATGTGGTGGGTGAGCCTCAGGAAGACAATGAAGTCTGCTATTACTCTATCCCAGCCGCCCCACTCGATATGCCGGGCCAAGATGTTCTCTACCATGAGGCGGTCTTCGCCAAGATTCTAGAAGAGCTTGGGTACGACGCTATCTCAGGTAATGAGGCGATGGCTATTGTTTACTCAGAGTGTGCCGCAGATCAATTCAGCGGCATCGGTATCTCATTCGGTAGCGGCATGGTCAACTGTGCCCTCTCGTACATGACGATGCCTATCATGGAGTTCTCACTTGCCCGTGGCGGTGACTGGATTGACCGTAACGCTGCGAATGCAGTGGGTTCAACTGCCAGCCGCCTTTGCTCCATCAAAGAGAAAGGGCTAGACCTGACGCAGCCAAATAGTCGGGAAGAGGAAGCACTGGTCGTATACTACAAGAGCCTCATCAAGTATGCACTAGACAACATCTCCAAGAAGTTCAAAGAGACTCAGAATGACACGGAATTGCAGAAATCGATTCCCATTGTCGTCAGCGGGGGTACCTCCCTAGCAGGAGGCTTCCTCGATCTGTTCAAGGAAGTATTTGAGAAGCAGCGGAATCGTTTCCCAATCGAAATTAGTGAAATCCGGCAAGCCGAAGACCCTATGACCTCTGTGGCTCAGGGCCTTTTAGTGCAGGCCATGCAAGAGTACATCTAACAAAAGGCCCATATCATGTCTGATCTAAAACAAGAACTTATCCGGCTCGGCTCAGTCCGCAAAGACTTACGCCCCCATATCCGCCCCTTACTGGAGAAGATGCAGACCCGCACAGCTGGTCTTAAGCATTGGGACCAGTGGGAGCAGGTACGGGACATGCTCGGACCAGAGGAAGCCCTGATCAACGTCATGGGCTATGCTGGGGACAATAAGGTACGCGACCAGTTTGAGTACATGGCTCGCATGTGGGACATTCCGGTGGAAGTTACCCGCCGTTCCCGCCCCGGCGACCTGATTGATGACTTCGAGCCGTATTTCCGAAACATGGAAAAGCTCGCAGACGAATTTGTCCAAGGCATGGAAGACCGCCTTATTGGTGGGGCAATCAAAGATATTGCCCGCCATTACGACATTCGGGTATCCAGCCGCACCGCCTACATCGAAGATGCGCGTGACGCCAATGAAGTGTTGGCACTGGTGGGTAAGAAGTGTGACGCTGCTATTAAAGACTTCAAGCGCATGGGCGATCGGTCCACTGCACGAGAAATTGAGCGGGCGTGGGACCAGTGGAAAGTAACGAAGTTAGCCGATATGGGAATTATTGGACGGCGACTTCGGGACCTTGCGGATGAGGCTCTTGCTTATCTCGATAACCTCTGAGGGTAAAAAGCATGTCCGACGTGAAAGAACAACTCATTAAGCTCCGATTGCAGCAAGGATAGGGCGGATATGCTTTTGCAAGCCACGTTGGGGCGGGGCAGTAAAGATGCTTTGCAAATCTTCTCAATGGGAGGTTGTGCAGGTCACCATCACAGCAGAGGGCAAGACCGTAAAGAAATGGACGGTTATGGACCGGACTCATTAACGGTTTCGTTCCTACCCGCAGGTGACCGATTTGATGCCTCTGCGAAAAGAAAAGATGTAGCACAGCAAGTCTACAAAGAGATGAAACAACGCCTCTCTTCTACCCGACACGCAGCCGCACCTACGCTTCAAGCCTATCAAGCGCAGTCTTCTGAGGTTACGGATAGTCTGGGTAATGCCTTTAATAGGGCCGCAACTTTGAAACAGATGTTCGACAATTGGGACGGTGAACTCCCTGCGGACCTTCAAAAGGTTTACCGTAACCTCTCCTCCGCTATGAACCAGATTGCTGAGGCCAAGCAGACAGCCTACAACGTAGAAATGAAGCTCCGCCGCTACCGTTAACCTTGAATGATCATGTATGTACAAATACCTAACCAGAGCAGTCAAGAAGCGGATCATGGAGACTCTACGATTCTGCTTCGACGCCAATCCTCAGCACAGGGATGTGGTTGACCATATTCGTGAGAAGTACAGCTTCGACGAAAGGCCGCAGAAGGGTATTGTCATTCAAGGTGCTTCGGCCTCCCCACAGTCTCTGTCCTCCGACAACTATATCGGGTCACTTTACTCCTATTTGATGCTAGCCAAGGTAGACGACTACCGGGGGACAGCACTTGAGTGGGTACGGGAGGATGATACTGCTATACGGGCCAACGGTAACGTGTTTCCCTCGGAGCCGGGCGTCTATTACGTCCAAGTAGAAGAGGTGGAGCTAGCCGGTGAGGTGAATGAGTTTCAGTTCTATGTTGACCCCCTGCTCACTATCCGGCAAGAGCCAATCATTCAATTCCAGACGGGCACCGAACAGAATGCTATTCTGACTCACGCCCCGGTGCTGGAAAACAGTGTAAGGCTCTACGAGTACCCCAACCAGCCTTTATTCACGGGGACCGCTATCACATTAACAGCCGATGAGTCTTTGGAACTAGGCGGCTCTGGTACGCATGTGGCACTTGGTCTTCCTACGGGGCAGATACCTGTAACCGTCACAGGGTCGAATACTCAGCCCTTCACGGTGACCAGCGGGACAGATGATGTTCTATCTTTTGAGCTTAACGGCACGGCAGTGTCCGTGACCTTCACGGCAGGGACAGGGATTCTGGCAGACGACATCGCTTTGGAAATTGAAGCCGCGATTATCGCTGCCGGAGTGGATGGGCTGACCTATTCGGTAGGTGTGTCCAGTGGTGCTGTGTCGATAGATGCCGATGTTTCTTTGTCTTTTGACGCTGACCTAACCTCGACGGCCAACCCACTGCTAGGCTTTACGGAAGGCTTTGTGCCGGTGTCCGTGACGGGCCTTATGGTAGAGCCGACTGTCCCCTCTAGCGCAACCTTTAAGGCTGTGGTGGACGGGGTAGACCGGGAAATAGCTCTTTTAGAAGGCAATCAGGCGGTCACAGAAATTGCTAACCAGATATTGACTGGCTTTTCCACTACTTCTCTGGGCGTATCGACCGGCGACGCAGGCGATTACTCCTTTGACCCGCAGACTGGAGAGATAACGTGGCTTCGGACATTTGTTCCGGGCACGCAAGTTCTTGCAGACTACCGTTATCCCGTAGCTACCCGTGGACCTTATCCTATCGGAGTAGGGGAGGTCGCTAACAATGAAGCCATCCCCGGCGCTGTCCTCGCTTTCGGAAAGGAACTGGAAGACCAAGACGTTATGGCGGTGGTAGTAGAGGGTACCCGTTCGGAGGTAGCAGATGCCTATGGAGGCAAGTTCAACGTTTCCTTAGACATTGACATCATTGCACGGGATTCGATGACTCGTAGCGAGATGGCGGACCTCATTGTGATGTACCTCTGGCAGTGGCGTAGAGAGAGACTGGCAGAAGAGGGTATCATCATCGAGGACGCATCCTTCGGCGGCGAGTCCGAGGAACCATACGACGAGACTGGAGACGACTATTACTATATGGGCAACGTGTCGCTGACGCTTCTAACTGATTGGGAGATATTGATTGCCCGGCCTCTCTATATCACAAGGGTAACGCCGTACAGCTTCGACCAAGATGCACAGGTGGCCGCAGCGCAGGATGGCATCCTTTTGGATAGCCCAGACGGGTTTGAGTTTAGTGACGCAGCTACCATCTACCGGGTTGACCCGTTAGGTGGTTTTGAGAAGCTGAGATAATTTGGCATCTCGGTTAAGTGTTTATATCGAATTGGAAGTAGAGGTTTAGGCATGGCAGTACACGTATATGGCTGTAGTGCATGTGGTCTTCAAGAGGAGAAGCTGTACCGCAAAGAAGCCCCGCCATCTATTTCGTGCCCCGCATGTGGTAAGGAAGCCCCGAAGATGATTTCAGATTTCGGCTTCGTATTTGCGGACGGAAAGGTACCGGGAAACACAGGTGTAGACTCACTTGATAAGGATCATGATAAACGAATCGGTCGTGACGCTCAGAGTCGCTGGGAGTACATCAAAGACCGAAACAGTCGTAAGAGACAAGTTCAGCAAGATCATGGGGACGTCGGCAAGGTGCCGTTGCGTCTCAACAAAGAAGGCGAATATGAACCAATGCCAAAAGAAGATGTGCAGAGGTTCCGCAGGCTCCATCAGCAAAACGCTGAGGCGATTGCGCAAACAGAAGCATCCGAAGATTGATTCGGTAATTCATTGATATTCGTCTTCATTGACTGATCGCATTCATAGCAGCGATAAAACGCGAGGTTCGTCGTGGCATTTGGACCATTTGATAGTTACGCTCCCCCCGGAGCATACACAAAAACTAAAGTCCGTCAGGACACTTCTGGACCTCCTACTGGAAACCGTATCCCGGTTCTGGTTGGAGTAGGTCGGGAGACTCTTGCACAAGAGGACTCTGAACTAGTCCGGGGATCTTCATCCTCAGTGGATCAACGAATTGTTAATGAGGACATGAACGATAGGTTCATCCTCGACAACTCGAACCCTGATAACCCTATTCTGGGTACAAAGACCGGTGCGGAAGCTCGGTTCCGTGTTCAGAACTTCCCCATCGTCGCAGGTGACGGTCGTGGTCAGACGACTACCGACCTGAATGATGTGACGGTAACTGTTGATGGCGATCTGGTATCTCCCGCCGCTGTTGATGGTGCACGGGGTGTTATCACGTTGCAAGTTGCTCCTGAGGAAGGTGCGGACGTTCGCATCACCTATTTCTTCAATCGCACGGACACGTCTTTCACCGATGACGTTTCGGATCAGGTCACTGATGAGCAGGCTATCCTGCTTTCGACGCAGGTGGAGACCTACGAGATTGTCTCAGGGGCGAATGTTCTTTCGCTCAATGTGGACGGTTCCGACGTGAGCATTACCCTTAATACGGGCGCTGCTCGGACAGCCAATAACGTGGCCAACGATATCAACGCTGCCGCTGTGGTGGGACTTACCGCCTCTGTGGACGCTGATAATCAAGGACAGAATCGCATTCAGTTGGCTTCGGACGGGTCGCTTACGGTCCTTTCCGGTACTGCCAACGCTGCGCTTGGCTTTGCAGCGGGTCAGACCTTAAATAGAAGACGACGGTTCTTCACTTACCAAGCTCCTATTGTAACGGGAGACAACGGCGGTATCACCACGACGAACCCCGCCGATGTGACGGTAACTGTTGATGGTACCGAAGCCACCGTTGAAGAAGTGGATGGTACCAACGGATCGGTTCTCCTCGCACAGGCTCCTCTCGTAGGATCGGAAGTTGTTGTTACTTACTTCCACAACACATGGCAAAATACGTTCGACTACCTGCCTAATACCGGTATCGAAAGCGTCCAGCGTGTGGGAATTAGCCCCGGTCGAACTGACTACATCGAGGGCAACGATTACGTTGTTGACTCGAATGGTCGTATTATCTGGGGCAACGCTGTCACTGTAGAGTCGGCCCAGCATACCGCTGGTACCGAATTCTTCGATGACACACAGATCACTGCTTCGCTTCGTGATGACCGCATCTTCTTTGAGGCGGTTGAAAAGCTCGTCGAACGGTCGGTGTCTCCAGCACAAGAATCGGATACCACTGTCGTTCTCGGTAACGTGCCGACAGTAGGAAACGGAAGCAACACGCCTCTGGATTCGGCTCTGTTCGCATCTCTATCAAATGATAGAGTGAGTCTGGGGACTCACCGCGCGGATCTGGTACTCGTCTATCACGGCTCCAATCTTTCTGAGGCTATGGCTGAGGGTCCGGTTGAAGTTGTAGACGTGAACCCGGTTAACCGTCAGGTTACGGTTGCAGACGCAATCCCGCCTGACCATAACGTATGGGCCACTTACTGGTACAACCGCCTCGCAGACGACGAACTCACTTTTGAAGTGCTCTCGCAGTCTATACCGGGCGTAGCAGGCCAGTACAGCATTCTGTCTTCCCGCTTGGGTGAGCAGATGCTCGGCGTAAGCTTCGGCACTACAGGCGTATCTGAGACTATCCAGTGGCCTTCTGGAGTAGAGTCCAACCCTGATGCTTTCCTTACGGGAGCTTCGGGGGTTAATGAAGTGGTGACCATCACGTTCACCTCTGAGGGTGCTACCCCAGCCGTGTATACGAACTTCGAGACCGACCCGTACTCCTTGTACGCTAATGCCTCGGACACTCTCTATGTGAACGTCAGCAGTAACGACCTTACTGTGGACCTCAATCAGAGCGCCTTTGCTGTCATTGTCTCGGATTCCGATGCAGACGGCCTTTACACTGTAGCTACGGGCACAAACGACAGCTTTGAGTTTGAAGTAGACGGCACTGCTTACACCACGACCTTCACGGCTGGTGCAGGCATTGCAGGTGCTACACTTGCAGAAGAAATCTGGAGAACGGTACCGACCACGGCTGTGGTTGATGGTACGGCTCAGGATACTGCTAACGGCGGCGCAGACTTTGTGATTGCAGGCTCTACAACATACAGTGTTGAACTTAACGGCACGACGTACACAGAAGCTGATACAGCACTGGTCGGTGGCACATACGACGCAGCCGCAGCCGCAAGCGCCATTGAAACGGCTCTCGCTACTGCCTCTGGCCTGACCGCCGGTGATCTGAGCGTAGTAGGTAACGACTTTAATGTCGTCGCCAATGCCGATGGTACTGTGAGCATACAGGCTACGGACTCGGTGACGGTAAACACGACGGTCAATGGTGGGGATGAGCTTGATACGATCATCGGGTTTTCACCTCTTGATACACAACAGGTCAACACCAAAGTCGCACTGTACTCCAACAACCGATTCCTGCTTCGTTCCAAGGTGGAACCTGCCGGACCGGGAGATGTTAGTGAGGTACGCACGCTTGACGGGTCGGCTAACGACCTCATCGGGTTCGCAAACTTCCAGACAGCAACGGGTACAGAAGCCGCAGTCAACAAGCCTGCAACACTTCTCAGCGGTGCAATTAGCTCCGCCGACATCGCCTCTCTTGACGCTTCCTCAGATTCGTTTGTGGTCGCAGTTGATGGCGTAGAGTACACCGTACCTTACGATGGTGTGTCTGTTTCTTCGGTTGCCGACATTGCCACAGAGATTGACGGTATTATTTCAGGGACCGCAGTAGTGGAGGACACGGATAAGATTCGTATCACATCCAGTGTTTCCACCACCGCTTCTCGGATTGAAGTCCGCAACGGTTCTGCGAACCAGTACGTTGGCTTTGATAACGGGGATGCCGCTTCTCAGCGTCAGGTTACAGTTGAAGAGGTGGTCGCTGTTCTTAACAGCGAAGCTGCTTCGGACTGGTATGCTCCGGCCTCAGGCACAGACTTCATCGCTTCGGCCTTCGCTGAAGCTTACGAAGTTACAGGTGAGGGTACCTACCTCCGCCTCACGACCTTCGGCACTGGCGCTACAGAATCCTTCACGTTCTCGACGGGAGCGGATTCGGCCCTTAATGATACAGGCATCGGCATCGAGGCAGGTGATACTGCCGCAGGAACCGCTGTCATGGACGGCTTCACAGTAAGCTCAGACCGAGGAGCCGAAGGTTCCGCAGGTACGGGTATTGTAGGCCAGACATACACCGATGACACTACAGGGCTTCGTTTCACGATCCTCGAAGCCTCTGGTGGTGACTACACCGATACACAGAGTTTCACGCTCTTGGTATCGGACACGTTCGAGACTGGCGTATCTAACGTCGTTCGGGCGGTTCCGGGAGCCGAGATCAGTGTCTCGAATACTACTGACATCGGTGTCGGGGACACGGCACTCGTCCAGACGTACAATCAGTCTGGTTCGGAGCCGGGGATTGGTGATTTCTACTATATCACCTACGAGTATGAGAAGACAGACTTCACCGCTTCTCTATTCACTCGCTTCCGTGATATTCAGTCCAACTTCGGTACACTGTCGGCTGAGAATCCTCTGACACTGGCATCGTTCCTGACATTCCTTAACGGCGCTGCCGTTGTAGGTATCAAGCAGGTGGAGAAGCAGACTGGCTTCGGTCAGGCGTCTTCTCAGGCGTACTTAGATGCTCTCCAAGAGCTTGCCCGCCCTCTGGCTGGTGGAGCTACACCGGACCTTCTGGTACCGCTTACAACAGATCCCTCAGTGTTGGGGGCTTATGTCCGCCATGCTGAGATTCAGTCGTCACAACGCTTCCGACAGGAAAGACGCTGCATCTTCGGTGTAGCATCGGGCACACGCCCAGATGACGCGGCAGCAATCGCTCAGGGTCTTAACTCTAAGCGTGCTATCGTAGTCTACCCCGACAGTGCGATTGTCACGCTCTCCAACGAGCTTGGTGATGAAGAGAACTTCATTGTCGACGGAACCTACATCGCCGCAGCACTTTCCGGTGTATTGGTAAGTCCTCAGTTTGACGTGGCAACACCTCTGACTCGACGACGCATTACAGGTTTCCGCCGCCTTAACCGCAGCCTTGACGAGGTGGAGAAAAACCGTCTCGCTGTTGCGGGTGTCACGGTCCTTGAAGATCGTGGAACCTTCTTGCAGGTGCGTGATGGTCTGACAACAAATGTCAGCAACCGTTTCACGTCCACGCCTTCCATTGTTGCAATCGAAGATTTCGTACAGCAACAGACACGAGCAACATTGGACCGGTTTATCGGTCTTAAGTTCCTCACGTCAAGGTCGCAGGATGTCGAGGCAGCACTGAGTGGTCTTCTCAACGCCCTTGTGGAGCAGCAAATCATTGTGGACTTCCAAGGTGTTCGAGCAGAGCCGGATCAGACTGACCCGACTACACTTCGGGTGAGTGCTTTCTACGCACCGGTATTCCCGCTCAAGTACATCCCGGTCACCTACACGATTGGGGTCAGCGGTTCGCTTTGAATGGATAGGAAACACTAAAGCCTTGAATGGATAGTGGGTAAAGCCCCCGGAGCCTGTTTGCTCCGGGGGCTTTCTTTTGGTTGACCCGTAGCGAGGGGTTGGTTACTATCACCTCTGTGGAAACCTTTATCCTTATACTGCTTTTGGTACCCTACATCGTCATTATAGGTCTACTGGTGTACCCGCCTTTCCGCCGCCTTCTACCGCAATGGCCCTCCCCCCTGTGCTATTAGAAACAGATGAGCGTGAGCTAGAGGCTCGGCTTACGGAAGACGAAGAGGCTCTGGCCTTATTCGACCAGATGCTACAGTCTCATTCTGTTGACGTATCCAGCCAAGTACGAACAGTTGAAAAAATTAGCTCTACCAGCTTCAACCGGACTCGTGGTATATCTATGGCACGGTAGAAGGTAATAGAGAACTCAAAGACGAGATATTTAGCCACTTCAAATTACAAGCAGTTCAGGGTGCGTCTGTGCACCGGATGCAACAAGTCGAGAACCAACTACTAGGAGACTAACCCTATGATTGACCTGAAAACGAAAGACCTCTACACCACCAACCTCCCTTCGATGGAGGTTGGGAAGGACCATGAAGGGCGCATCTGGGTACGCTTTCAGACAGAGGAAGGTGTTTACCTAACTGCGGGCGCTTCGACCTCTTGCTATGATGAACTGGTAAACAAGCGCATGACGCTCGGCGCTTTTTTTGCCGAACCGGAATCTGGATATGCTTACGTGATCCGATTCCGTGATGAAGATAGGCTCGGGGCACACCTCGAATCTCTAGACGCTAAGACATCAAGGGAGCGCATTCTCTCCTATGTAGGGGAATACGCTTCCCATTATCTCAACTAGACACTCTTGACAGACAGGTCAGTTGTCTGCAATATGGCGACCTACCGGTGATATTACCCTTACGGAGAGCAAAGTGGCTCAGAAAAAGACGATTCTATTTGATGACAAAGCCTTGAACCGATTAGGCGCAGGCGTGAATACCTTGGCCGATGCGGTCAAAGTCACACTCGGCCCACGTGGTCGGAATGTGGCTTTGGACAAGAACTTCGGGTCTCCCAACGTAACCAAAGATGGTGTGTCGGTCGCACGGGACATTGATCTTGAGGACCATTTTGAGAACATGGGCGCTCAGGTCATTAAGGAAGCTGCCATCCGAACAGCGGAAGAGGCTGGAGACGGCACCACCACTGCCACGGTTATTGCCCAAGCTCTCTTCAACAACACACGCAAGCTTGTAACCGCAGGTTTGTCTCCTATCCCCTTGAAGCGAGGCATGGATAAAGCTGTGTTGGAGGGTGTCAATTACCTCCACCATCTTGCCAAGCCTATCTCCAAGGCAGAGGAAATCAAATGGGTTGCCTCTATTTCATCAAACGGCGATGATGCGCTGGGCGAACTCATCGCAGAGGCGATGGAAAAGGTAGGCAAGGGCGGCGTCATTTCTGTTGAAGAGGGCCGCTCCACTGAAACCACCTTGGAGTTCACTGAGGGGATGCAACTAGATCGTGGCTACATCCACCCAGACTTTGTGCGTGGCGAGGAGAGTGGTACTCTCTCTTACGAGAACCCTCTTTTGCTCATTGCAGATGAGCGAGTGTCGAGTGCACAAGACCTTCTCCCGGTGATGGAGTACGCCGCTTCTCAGCGTCGCCCTCTTGTTGTTATCGCCCACGATGTAGAAGGCGAAGCAATGATGATGCTTCTGTCTAACCACGCCCAAGGGACACTCAAGAGCCTTGCAATCAAGGCCCCACGCATCGGGGACAAGCGGACAGCCTTGCTTGAAGACCTTGCTATCCTAAGCGGCGCAACTCTCGTCTCTAAAGAGCGCGGCAATACGCTGCAAAGCCTCCACCCGCAGCAGCTTCTTGGAGGGTGCGATTCGGTATCTTGTGACAAGAATCGCACCACTCTTCTGGGTGGTGACGCTGATTTGGAAATCATTGAAGACCGCATCAAGACATTGCGGTCGCAAGCTAAAAGTGCCGGTTCCCCTCATGACCAAGAACACCTCCAGAAGCGCCTGTCACAGCTTGGTGGAGGTATGGCCGTGATTCGTGTTGGGGCCAACTCGGAAGTGGAACTCAAAGAGTACAAGGCTCGTGTAGAAGATGCCCTGTCAGCTACCAAAGCAGCCGTAGCTGGCGGAGTTGTGCCCGGTGGCGGTTGCACCCTACTGGAGGTCAGCGCCCTGCTTAAGGATATTGCTTCCGACCCCAACACTGTCTTTGCCTCTATTGAAGAGCGAGAGGGGTGGTTGTTGGTAGCTTCTGCGGTTGAAGCTCCGTTCCGCCAGATTGTCAAAAATGCGGGACTGTCCGCAGACGTACTCTTGCATCAGTATCGCACAGCCTCCGAAGAACGAGGCCAGAACGACTTGGTGTACGATGTCAATGCGGAAGAAATCCGACCTTGCTTTGAGGCCGGTATTGTTGACCCGGTATTGGTAGTGGAGCAGAGCTTTACAAACTCTGTTTCGGTTGCATCTACGCTACTGACTACATCATGTGCTATCGGGTTCTCGTCTGATTCCAACAAGGATGACGAAGACGAGAACTAATCCTCGGGGCTTGAGGATGACCACCGCCTATCTCCTTGAGGTAGGCGGTTTTTCGTTCTTGTCGTGCGGTACGGGACGTGCCTTCGCTTGATTTTTTTGATAACTCTGTTGACTAGGGGTATATAGTATTGTAGGGGCCGCAATCGGTGGCCCCAAAGACGGGACTATACCCATGAAGAAGATCATTATACTCGCTGCTGTCATGACCCTTTCCGCTTGTGTGGAGGAACCCCCTTCCACAGGGTACTCCCCACCTCCCAAAGAAGACATAGGGATAGACGTAGATGCGGGGGTACCCGAGCCATCGCGCCCTGATGCGGATAACAGTACAGATGCGCTTAACAGCACAAACGGCGGCGACTCCGGCATTGATGTTGGGACTGACTCTGGGACTGACTCTGGCCCCGATGCTACCGAGGATATGGCTTTTCCTGACCCCGACTTGGGAGCAGACGCAGAAACTTGTGAAGAGACCTACTACCCTGATAATGACGGGGACGGTTATGGTACTACCTTGTATCCAAGGGACGCTTGTACCCAGCCCGAGGGTTATGTGGTAGTCGGAGGGGACTGTGATGATACCAACTCCGATGTCAACCCTTCTGAGGAAGAAACTTGTGACGGTGTTGATAACACATGTTCGGGGTCGGAAGACGACGCAATAGACCTACAGACGTTCTACAGGGATTTAGACGGGGACGGATATGGGGACGCCTCTTCACCCCTAGTTGCTTGTTTTCAGCCGGAAGGTTACGTCGCTACGACAGGGGACTGTGCTGATGACCCCAACGAAGACCCATCAGCGATTGGGAAAAATGAAGGCATACCCGTTTCTTGTGGTTCTGTGGGCGATTGGGACTGCAACGGTATTGATGATCGGGTTGAAAACCCGGCAACACGGCACTACTGCGACAGGGACGGGGACGGTTACGGGACGGCAACACAGAGCGCCCTCATTTGCCCTGCGACGCCACCGACCCGGTGTTCGGGCACTTGGGTAACTTCTCAAGGTGACCTTGATGAGACGGACGCCACGGTATACCCCGGCGCTCCTGAAGCCTGTGATGGGGTCGATAACAACCAAGACGGGACTGTGGATGAGAACTGTTCGTGTGTTGCGGGGGCATCGGAATCTTGCGGGTCTGATATAGGTGCGTGCGTCTCCGGCATTCGTACATGTGACTTGAGTGGGACTTGGGGTACGTGCTCTCAGGGTTACATCCCACCCACTACTGAGGTTTGCGACGGTGCTGACAATGACTGCGACGGCCAAACGGATGAAGGTCTTGGTGTGGGGTTGTCTTGCAGCACAGGTCAAGATGGGCTGTGTTCTGTCGGAGTCCAAGAGTGCTTAGGGGGCCAAGTCATTTGCGCACCCTTGAACACTAGCCAGCCAGAGACTTGCGACGGGTTGGATAACGATTGTGACGGCCAAACGGATGAAGGTCTGCTTCAAACTTTTTACAGGGATGAGGATGGTGACCTTATCGGAGTAGAGGACCCTGCACTGAATGTAGAGTCGTGTTCTGTACCACAGGGCTATGCTGCGGGATATGGCGACAACTGCCCAGCGGTGTCCAACCCTTCTCAGTTGGACTCTAATCAAAATGGGTTCGGTGATGCGTGTGAACCCTGCGGTGATGGTGCGGTAGCCGTAGGGGAAGCCTGCGACGACGGTAATGCCGTTTCAGGCGATGGATGCTCTTCCACTTGTCAGTTGGAGAGCGGTTATGTGTGTGACCCTGAGGTTGGGTGTACAACGCCCTGCAAAGAGTACGTGGGTCGTGTACTCATCTATGTTGATGAGCCAACTCCTGTTCCCAACATCCCGGACAACAGTGTTCAGACCGGAGTTCAAATCTTGGATACGCATTGCTCCATTGACGGTCAACTGGACATTAGAACAAGCCGGTCGGGTGACCTTACCCCTATTATCAATGGTCTTTCGTCCACGCCTCTAAAGGTTAAGAGCATTCGGACCATCTTCATTCAGGCCGATGCTGTGCGTACCGTAGACGGCCTAGAAAACCTGCTCTACATCCCTAATGGTATACGTATCCGGTGGGATGGGTCCAACAACTACCTCAACGATACCTCCCATTTTCACAACGTCAAAGAGGTGGGTTATATCACTCTGGACTCTAACACAACCAATCTGTACAATGCCGATGGTCTCCAGACGTCAGGCCACGCTCCTTGGGAGTCTTTGGAGACTGTGAATGCCAAGATGCGCATCTTTCGAGTAGGCTCAGGTGGTACGCAACCTTATGGTTTTTTTGCAGACTTCCCGGCGCTAACATACGTCAACACCTTGGAGATTGGGAATTCGTCCCTGACCCCAACCCAAGTCTGCGACTTGGTAGCTTTATCTTCAGTGGTCTTTGCGAGCAATGGCGTGACGTGCCCTTAATCCACTTGTAGGCTCCGGCAGTAGGAGGCTTGTATGATTGAGTTTGACGCAAGCGAGGCTTGCTACTATATCCGTTTAGAGACTAGGGCGGAATATCTGAATCTCCTCTTCCTGCCCGGAAGAGGCGAGAGTGCGAATGAGGCACTGACGAACTTGTTTGGACAGTTCGGAAAGTCCTGTGGTACGATAACGTACTTCGATGTACTGGAAGAGTGCCTTGTGACGCTCCGGTCGAAGTCCTTTAAGGGCTTGAAGGTTTTTTTGTATGACAATGAAGCACCGTATCAGGGCCTGTATATGGGCACGCAATTCTCGGAGCTATTGGAGACTGAATGAGTGTTCTAAAGTGGACAGCGCCCCATCGGTCACAACCTGCCACCGTTCGTGAGTTGGTGACTCTCTTTAAGTTTGAGCCAACGGACGAGGGTTTTCTGGTCCGAAAAATCGAGGCCGGGACGCATTGGCGGGAGGTCAAGATCAAGGTCAAATCTAAAGAGGTCATCTTCTACGTGCATAAGGAAGAGGAGTCTACTACTGAGATTTACTTTGAGTACCTGTTCGAGTCAGGCTTCATTTTTGGGCAGATAGCTAACGCTCTACAGAACCTCCCCCAGCGTGGCGTCGACGAAGATGATGACGAAGATGATGACGAAGATGATGACGAAGATGATGACGAAGATGATGACGAAGATGATGACGAAGATGATGACGAAGATGATGACGAAGAAGACTCAATGGAGTTAGAGGGAGACTGATGTCAGAAGAAATGGACCAGTACAGAGAAGAAATAGCAGCGAAGCCGCTGGGTGAGCTTGTGGATGAACTCCTACAGCTACGACTGTATGAGCCGGACGGCGCTAAGGCTCAGATCACAAACATGCAAAAAATTCGTGAAGTAGTGTACCAGCTTAACCAACGAGAGGTAGTGGACGATGGAAAAGAACCCAAGCCCCGCCGAAACAATATCGGAAGTCTCAAAACCATCCTATGAACAAGGGCCGGATATGCCTTCGACCAAGCGCCGCCCGAACGATGTGTTTGAGCGCTTCAAAGATTTTTTCAAAGACAGACCCACAGACAAGAAGGTCTGTATCGTACTGCAACACACCCCAGACCCTGACGCTATCGGATCTGCTCTGGGATTGGAGTGGATTCTAGAGGCTGAATATGGCCTCCAGTGTGATATCTTCTACTCGGGCCAGATTTCACACCCGCAGAACCAGACCGAAGTGAACGTCCTCGATGTTCGCCTCAAGCACAAAGACGATTTTGAGGCGGAGAACTACTCGACGTTTGTTACAGTAGATTCTGTGCCTCAGAATACAGGCTTCGATGAGATTGAAGAGTGGCACTGTGTTTTCGACCACCACCAGTTCGACATGGATTTGCCCGTCACAGACATACGCACCTGTGGCTCGTGCTCGGCCATTATATGGGACTACATCTGCCACTTTGATTTAGATTTTGAGACGGAGCGGGGTATACTGGTTGCGACCGCCTTACTGTTTGGGGTAGTCAACGACACGCACAACCTTCTCGACGAGAATGTCTCGAAGCTGGACTTGGACGCACATTCCCACTTGATAGCCTACATCGACCGTAAGAAGTTCCACAGCATTGTCCACCACCCCCTCCCTCCTTACCTGTTTGAGTTGCGAGCACTAGCAGCATCCAACATGGTCAATGAGGCTTCTATCCTCATCTCTTATCTCGGAATCCTCTCTAGCAAGAGGCGGGATGCTCTGCCTATTATCGCAGACGAGTTCCTTCGGATGGAGGGTGTTGAGACTGTGGTAGTCTTTTGCCTCATTGACGGGTTCATTCACGCCTCTGTGCGCTCCCGCAACTCATCTGTTAATGTTCACAATTTCTGCCAGAAGGTCTTTGGTCCTGAGTCCTCTGGAGGCAAGTCGGGTAGTGGTGGGGCTAAGGTTCCTCTTGGCTTTCTTTACTCCCCGGAGGATGATGGGGAAGACCAACAGAAGCTATCTGAGTTCGCCAAGGCTACGATTACCAAACGAATCATCCGTCATCTTTCCGGTGCTTAACACTATCCTTTACGACCCTGTTCACGACGACCCTGTTCACGACCACTTATGATTATTAACCGATTCCAAGATGCCCTTTTCTACAAGGCAGCTTCCGACGCTCTAGGATTGAGTCTGTACTCCTATGAGGACATCACAGACACGACTTTCCACGCAGACGTAGCGGTAGGGGATTTCTTCTTACAGTACCGTAGACCCTCTTTTAGGGGTTGTACGAGATACGTGTCCCCTTCCCCGTACACGATAGATGAGACACTAACGTTACCTGCTATGCTTCGGTATGAGAACCTAGCAAGGCCCAAGGTCGGCTTCGTGAATCCCACTACGGAAGTGGCTTTTCCTGCTTTCAGAATCATGCGAGTTTTCAATGTGGCATCTTCAAATGACCACTGTACTTCTTTTTCTGCTCATTCTGTCTACAGTGGCCATTGGGGGTTCCGCCAACTCCACCCCCAAGCAATATCTTCAAGAAAATCAGATAAGTGGTGGGACTCTTACCTCACCACTTCTGTCTACCATCGTGATCTCATACTCCGAAAAGGTCCGCCAGAGGAGTCTCGGGGTAGGACCGGGATAATTGGCAAATTTACGGACCCGGACAAGCTTCTTGAACACTTCTCAAAACATACCATCATTCCTGCGATTGGTAAGTATCACACTCAGGGTGTAACTGTGTACTCACCTCAAAGATCCTTCTACCCCCTTTGGAGGGCTTTGATTTCGGATGAGCCGGAACGCCCCTCTGTTGTAGCGACCGTCAAAGAATACCTCAGTCGAGAGAGTTTAGTATGAAGATGACATTTTTAGGTACAGGTGGGGCATTCAGCCGCCGCCGTCAGAACTACCACAACAACGTTCTACTTGAGTCTGAGGGGAAGAAGTACCTCATTGACTGCGGGACGACAGCCTTGGAGAGCCTTGGAGAGCTTGGGCACGATATTATGAGCTTGGATGGCGTCGTTATCACACACCATCACGCCGACCACATTGGTGGCCTTGAAGAGCTAGGCTACCAAGGCTACTTTGTAGGGGACAAACGCTTTGAGCTATATGCTCCGGCACTTCTTGTACCTTCTGAGGTTGGGAGCGAAGGCATCGACCTGTGGGACAACTCGCTGCGGGCTGGTATGGAGCACTTACAGGATAGGGAAGGTAACCCCCTTAAGGCCACGCTAGCGACCTACTTTGACGTGCACCCGGTGCCTCACCCAGAGGCTGTTGTCCAACTAGGTGGTGTGAAGATAGCCTTTTTCAAGACAGACCACGTGCCGGACATGCATTCTTTTGGATTGATGCTGGAATCAGAGACAGGTACTCGTGTGTTCTACTCAGCGGACACGACATCAACTTCATTCCGTCACTTGCCGGAGTTTGATATTGTGTTCCATGACTGCTCTTTCAGGGACCATTACCCGGCTACCGTTCACACTCACTTTGAGGAATTGATTTCTCTGCCTCCCGTGGTAAGGTCGAAAACATACCTTATGCACTACGGGGACATTGAGACAGCCCCGAAAGACCTACACGGGATGCAAGTGGTGCGGAGGCATCAAGCCTTTGAGTTGTAAGTAATCTGCTTGTATCCCGTCTCTTAAAAGGGCAGATCGTTAACCAAACCTCACAGAGCGTGAGGCAGAACCGGACGAGACATGGATACGTTGCTTCTCAATGCTGACTACAAGCCCAAGGCTGTTCTTTCGTGGCAGAAAGCTATCGAGATGGTTCTTCGTGACGTTGTGTTCACAGTAGTGGAGTATGAGGAATGGGAGGTGCACAGCCCTTCCGTCACTCTGGTAGTTCCAGCGGTATTGGCGCTTCAAAAGTATGTCCACCGCAGGAAGGCCGTCTCTTTCAGCAGGACCAACATCTACATAAGAGACGACTTTACGTGCCAGTACTGTGGCCTATCCGCAGGGGATGGTGGCTTGAATGTGAGGGACCTCACCTTTGACCATGTGGTTCCTCATAGCAGAGGCGGAGGTACGACGTGGGAGAACATCACTACGTCGTGTTCGGATTGCAACAGGCGGAAGGGCGACCAGACACCTAAAGAAGCAAGGATGGCGCTGTTATCTAAGCCGCATGAGCCGCGCCATCTGAACAACGTAGAGTACAGCCTCATTGGTAAGTCTGTGCCGGAGGAGTGGCACGCTTACCTCCCCGATGGTCAATATGCACTGACCGGTTGAATCAACGCCCCCGGCTTATCGTCGGGGGCGTTTTTCTATTTGTACCTGAGGCTAGTGTAATCACACGGGTTTCGTCTTATGTTCCTCACGGGCAATATCACATTCCTCTATTTCCTCATCATCGACGGGGAAATAGAACTGCTTACCACCTCCGAAAGTCGGGTGGAGGATGCCGCCGCCCTCTATCTGGAAAAGCTCCAGTCCGATTACGGTACGGCACCTAATTGGGAGGCGGTAGGCGCTCAGTGCGTCATCGTCCAGAGAGACGACCTCTACGATATTCAGATTTCAGTCCCGTTCTCGCCCCTGTATGACATCAAAGTCAAGCTCACTGATGCGTGCCGGTCCAAGTCCATTGAAATGTTTGGGCGGACGATGTTTAACGAGTTTGAACTTCTGGATTGGAAGTATCCTGAGGTCGTGGCAACACACACATTTGGACGGGACGACATGGCTAGGTGGGTTAGAAAAGACGATGCTCCCGTAGACAGGGCTGTTAATGCCCGCAGAATGCCTCTAGGACTTCCCGGAGGCCCCTGCCACGTTATCCGCAACATTGAGGAACACAAGCTACCTGATACAGTCAAAGAAGACCTTATCGAGGACATAGAGAAGGGGAAAGATCTTTCCAACTCGGATGCGGACCTTCTCTATGACAGGGTATCTATACCGAGTAAGATTGACCTGTTCAAGACCTTGGAGCTTACGGCACACGCTCAGTATCGGATGGACCAAAGAGGCGTCACGGTTGTGGATGTCCAGAAAGGCTTGGACGAGTTTGAGCGGTGGTATGAGGCCAGACGGAATAGCAATAAGCGCCTTCGACCCGAACAGCAAAAGATTCTAACCAACCTCGGATACGGTGATCCCGTTCGTTTTGAAGCCTCAAGAAGCGGGGTCACGATTATTTTCGTGGTTGAAAATCGAAAAGGGAGACTTGTATCCACATGGTGGACCAACACGCCTAACCCTAAGACCCCAAGACCGGGGGAGTGTGAAGTCATCCCCTACATTGACCGAGATCAGGAGCGGGACAGACCCCGAATCCTTGGAGGACGTATGAGCAAGTTAAGACTGGCAAAGATGGTGGCCCGTATGTATCAAGCCAACTGCGGCGGAGACTGCGGTGGAGACTGCGGCTGTGGTGGTAATTGCGGCGGAGACTGCGGCTGTAAGTCGGCTGGCGATGAGATGTACCTCCAAAGCCCTGTGTGGGATGAAGGGAGAGATGATGACTTCCTTTATGCGGAGGACTCGGCCCTTACCGACCCTGAGAGTTGGTATGAAGATTCGGTAGAGGACGAAGAGATGGAGAATACCGTCCTTACCGATTTCTGGAAGGAAAGTTATTGACCGATGCAACGGGCTAGGGTATCGTCTCCGCTACTACTACTGGAGGAACGATGCCTATCCCTTTGAAAAGCTCACTAGAGCGTGGTCTACCTATCTCACTGAGCCGGTGGACCGATGTGGCACACTGGTACATGCCATGGCTACAGGACATGATGACCATCAAGGGAATCATTCCGGCAACCGACCCTAAGATGTTGTCCCTTTCCTTCTGGAAAGCAGACCCCGACAACATACATTCTCTGTTTTTCTGGACCAAGTACCCCCCAAAACTTACCTCTGCGTTGCAAACGTGGCTGTCACCCTACCGGGTTTTCACCGCAGTGACTATTACTGGCTGGGAAGAGGTAGAGACTCGTGTACCCCCTTTAGTAGAGCAGCTTGACGCCTTTAAAGCCCATGTGCATCTGGTTGGCCCTGAATTGGTACAGTGGCGGTATTCCCCTGTTCCCAATGACTTTGGCTACCTCAATGAAGAGGGTCAAGCTCGCCGTGAGCAGTTCGGCACTATCTGCCAGACGATGGCGTCGATTGGTATGTCCACGGTGGATGTGAGCTTTCTCCAGCCCTCCCCGCATTGGGACAAAGGCTACGAGCATAGCTCTACTACTAATGACGAGCGGGAGGCGCGTAAAGAGGCAATGCTACGCCTAGTAGGGATAGCCTCTGCTCACGGAATCAAGGTGGGCGTATGCGCAGATGACCTGAGGCTCCTAAACGAACTTGGAACCGAGTACGCTGGGGACGCCTTTGAGACCCGTTGCTTGGATAGGGGGAAGCTTGACGACGTGTTCGGCCTAGCGACACCGAAACTTGACGAAAACGGATGTGGTTGTCAGTTGTCTCTAGACCCCTGTCAGGGCAAGATGTTCGGGTGCGCCTCTGGGTGTAAGTACTGCTACGTTCCTTTTACGAACATTCCAAAAGACCCTTGAACTTATCACTACCTTTGGGCTATAGTCGTAAAACCTATCGCGATACCTGAGGAATTGATGAGTGATAATCCTTTTGAAGATATTGGCCCTGACGTAGCGGACAAGAGGCCGGAAAAGCCCTTCGAGAAGCGCATCAATGAATTCCGAGCTTTCTACAACCAGCCCAAAGTTAAGGACGCGGTGAAGAAAGCGGAGCGCCTTTTCAACGTGGCGAAGGATGTGAAGCCGTCTAATCCATTCTCACTGGCCCATGCGGTGGCTAAGACTGCGGACGTACTGTACGAATTCGATAAGATCACGACACCGCTCGCTCTTCGCAAGTTTCGGGAGTTACAGAAACAGGCGCACGTACTCACACCGGATGAGGTTTCTCACGTATTTTTGAACCTCATAGACTCTTCTGAGGTTGAAGAGGTCCAGACGGGCACCTCTAGTACACTCGGTCGACCCGGCCTTTCTCACGCCTTGAACACCTTTCTACTGGAAGATGACGAAGGGGGTATACCTATCTTCTGGTACCAAGATGGGATGGATGTCTCTGAGATAATCTGTGCACAAGAGTTCGACCCCGACCGGGCGAAGAAGGCTCTGGGCAGACTACTGTGGGCCAAGTACGGCTCTCAGGTAGAGATGAGGTGGAGCCAAAACAGAGAGTTTGAGTTCCACACGAAGGCAGAGCACCCTTGGCATTATGAGGGTGATTTCGGGAACATGCTCATAGACCGATGGAAGTCTGCCTTTGAGAAGGGAATCCGTCGATTCATCATCCTTCATGGTCCGCCCGGCACAGGCAAATCTACCCTCGCCCGCCAGTTAGGTCTCGATATCGGTGCGAATGTTCTCTTTGTGCCTGTAGAGACTATCCTAGACGCTGCGTCGGTCAAATACTTCGTCGATGTCATGCAGGCTATCATGCCCGAAGTGACTATCATTGACGACTTTGACCGCATGAAGAATAACGACCTAGAGCGCCTACTGTCTTCCTTTGAAGAGACTGAGAACAAGGTGCCTTTGCTTCTGGCAACGACGAACCACCTTAACCGGTTACCTGACGCTATCAAAAGGCCGGGCCGCTTCGACGAGATATGGAAGATTGCGTCCCCGCCCCCAGAGGTTTTGGGTAGGGTTATTTCTTATCTGGCCGAACTGGAAGGTATGTCCTTGTCCGATAACGAAGTTACCCTTATCTCTAAGTTAGCAGAGGAGCGGAAATTATCAGGTGCTCATATCCGTGAGATCATCCGGCGCATGGTGCTGGGGGACTTTAAGGAAGGCTGGTCCACGGGTGGGGGCTTGCAGTTTGATGACCGTGACCTCACTTTCTCTACCGATTGGCGACCTTCTGATTACGAACAAGAGGGCGTGAGCGTCGCAATAGGTGAGGACGAGGACGCGGACGAGGACGCGTACGACTTTGACGACGGGGAATATCCCCTTGAAGAGGATTACTGATGGCTAAGAAATGTTACTGGTTCACGCAAGGTAAGTGTCAAATAGCGGGATTCGAGTCTTCAATGGTTTACGGTATTCTCGCTAGAGTTCCCGAAGCTAGAGAGACCCTAGTAGACTGTACCTCCACGTGTGACGTGGCGCAGGAGTATTTGGACTTTGCAAGCAATCCAAGGACTCTCGTAGAACCCGCTGATGTGACCAATGCGAGGTTTCAAGGGCAGATCAACACCTACGAGGATAACAGTAGGCTGCGTGCCTCCAACCCTACGACACCGAAATCCCACAAAGAAGAGGACTGACTGTGAAGAAGATTCGCCGTAAAAGCAGCTATGAGAACCCGGTCAACACACAGGTAGCCAAGACCCTCACTGAAATTCAAGGGGTGGCTGAGATTTTAAAGGGTGGTGTGGGTAGCATCCAAGATGCGATGATGGAGTTGCAGCATGACATCTTCGTGGTCCAAGAGGCACTGGAGATGAATTTCTGGGTCAATCTAAGGATGCAGATGATGGGGTACTTTGGTCCTGATTCTGAGTTGAGGGATGACCCCGAAGGCATGATGGAGGTGGCACAAGACCTTCAACAAGAGTACTTAGCCACGATAGCTATCGCGGGATTCTTAGCGTCTCTGGCCCTTGAGGACGACGGGGAACCTTAGAGCTTGTTGACAAAGCTTCTCAGACTCGGGTATTCTAGCCTCGAATCTAGAGGAGCGCCCTATGCAGATTGTCATATTTGAAGAGAAGTACGGCCCTGAAGTTTTTGAGGCCACCACGGAAGAACAATGGGAGAGGGTGTGCCTAAAGGTGTGCCTAGACCGGATTGACGCTGGTTGGTATCGGCCCCGGCACTAAGCCCATGCGTCCAACAGGGTTACAAGAAGACTCTCAGGACTGGTTAAGGGCCGCTTGGAAGGATGAAGTTTTGCTCTTCAAAAAAGAAGTACAATGAGTGGGCCTTCGACAGGGACATCTGGCAGGCTGTTGAGGCAGTTAAAGAGACCCGAGACTTTGCTTCCGCCCGAAAAGTCATAGAGATGCGTTGTGATGCCGGGTATCAGTATGAGAAGTACGAGAGGCTTCAGATAGAGCCTGTGGGGGATTCTATCCCGAGGTGGGCACACTCTGCCGTAGAGCAGACAAAGAAATTCATGGAGGTGCTGGCTCTGGTTGAAGAGGGCAGCACGGACGACGAGCTTCTACAAGAGGCTAAGCTACTCTAGTGCCCAACCACAGAAGCGCATCTCCCCCCGCTTTCTAGGCCGCATTGCGATGGGCAACTTGAATCATTATTTCAGTCGGGGGGAGATAGACCGGGCTAAAGATACGGCGAGCCGGGTGCTGGCACGCATTAAGAACAAGGTCAACCTGTGAGTTCTGATGAAGAATTGGTCCTTTCAGCCCTCAGGGTGAGCGAAGCGCCTCTCTCCCCGACTGAACTGAGGCATATCTGTGTGTCCAAAGGGCTTAGTCCTGAGGTACATATCAACACTCCGGTTTGGCGGCTCGTGGATGAAGGTAAAGCGGAGTTCACCCCAGACTGGCTGTTGCGTCGTAAAGCACCGCCTTGATAATGTATTTGTTTTCCGCTCTCACTGCTAATGCTAAGTGGCATGAAACCTCGGTGAGACGTAAGAAGTGAATGAATTAAAGCGCGGTAAAGTCAAGTTTTTCAACTTCATGAAGGGATACGGGTTCATCTGTCACGAGGACGTGGATTACTTTGTCCACGTCACTGACATCCAAAACGGTGATCTCCTCCTAGAGGATGAAGAGGTGGAGTTCAAAGGCGTTCAAGGTCAGAAGGGTTGGCAGGCCATCGAGGTTAATCGGATTGGCCCTCCCGACATGTTAGAAGAGGCCGGGAAAGTCAAATTCTACAACGAGGAAAGGGGCTACGGCTTTGTGGAGCGTGAAGGTAAGGCCGATGTTTTTGCCCACTTCACTGATATCGTTGAAGAGCAACGTTCCCGTGGCCTTGTTGAAGGTGATATGGTACAATTCCAAGTACGGCGTGGTCGGGATGGACGTGACCGGGCGTACAAGATCCAAATTCTGAGTGAAGAGAGTTAAGGCATGAATTACACACCGCTGTTACATGACGAGCAAGAAGTCTTGCTTCGGATGATTGAGGACCAAGCTGCTTACGTCGAAATCGAAGGTTGGGGCTACCACAGTAACCCTAAGATCACAGCGGGCGATAAACGAGTGCAAGTCCGATTCCCGATGGAATTCAGCAAGCCGGTCGGCATCAGCGTTCCGGTCCACTCATTCAAACTCATTCTGCGACTCCGAGACGGTCGCAAAGTCTTTGAAGACACCAAGTCGGTGGCCTACAACAATAATGCCCTCTGGGTACAGGCCGGGCTATGTATTGACCTCATCTGGGACATCGCGCTGGACAAAATCAGTGACGAGTTCCAGCGCATTTTCTTGCCCGGCACAAAGGGCAAGAAGGTGATGTCTATCAAGAATGGTCAGGTTGTGAGGGAGTCCAATGGCAAAGCGTAAGATGAAACGGTTTCTTCGCCGCCCGCAGAAACAGAAAAACAAGGGCTTGCAGAAGTGGAAAAGGCTTTACGACCTCGCCTTGGAGCGAGCAGAGGCCGTCTCCGACCCCCGAGTCCAAGACCTTCGTCACTATGCCTCAGATCCCGAGAAGGCTCTCAGAAGCCTGTCTATCATATCTGAGACTGATATTGACAGGGAGTTCGTGGCCTAAAGATGTCTCCCGCCCCTTCCCGACGAGTTAAGGACACCATCATGAGGGAGTACCCCGGTGTGTGGGATGTGTCCTTTTCGGGAGATGAGTTAGGAGATGTTGTGACGATAACGGCCCAGCCGTCAGCCACACTGTGCTTGATAGCACTCAGCCGCCTGATAGCCTCGCAGTACATCCCCTCCTACTACACGATTGATGTTCGCTTCGAGTGGAAGCCGGGACGCTTCGAGCTACTGTTTGGCCCAATTACAAAGGGGGTATGATGCGTACATCTGAGTTTATCTATGTCTTGATGGCTTCTGTAGAGAGCCGCCGCATCCCTGTGGCGGTATACGACAACCGGAGCCGTTGCGAGAATGCAATAGAAGAAGAGCTAGAAGAAGAGCTAAAAGCATATGGGCTTCGCCTGCTGGACTGTGATCATTTCACGGTAGAGCAGTGGCAGGTTAACCAGTTCCTTTCTGGGGAATCGGTCAAGACTCTCACATCTTACGACCGGTATGGTGCCTTAGCCAAGAGGCTGGTGCCTTTAGGCCGGGAAGGGCAGACCAACCTAGATGAGCAAGGTAACCGGTTTAAGAAGCTCTTAGACACCTGAGGGTCATCATGAAGAGGGAACCTAGAGAGATTCTGGTCGTTCACAGTGATACCACAAGTAGGGTGGCACGCTACGTTATGGCCTTACTGATGGGCAAGGGTCGGCCTATTTCCCGCCGAAATATCCGTTATTCCTTTGCCGCTAAGATGTACCACATGGTACTTGTGGTAGGGGTCAAAGACGTACCTCTGTCTGCCAATACGCTATTCTTCGATTACACACCTTACCGAGTTTACGATAAGGTGGCCTCCGGTGAAGGTAAGATGTCATTGGCTGAGTACCAGCGCATGGAAGCTCACCGGATTGCTACCGAAATTCGACAAAGCGTCACTTTCTTTTGAGAGCACTCCGCCGCTAGGGTATACACCTTTGAAGACAGCATGAACCCTAGCCGGAGAGAAGACATGAACTCGAAACTACACAACATTCAAAAGGGCGCTCGCCGCGCCGAAGCTGTCCGACAGGGCGCATACGATGGCCGTTTCGGTCATAGGGTCATCACAGATCCGAAAAAGGAAGCTGACCGCCTCCGGTGCCGGGAGCAAGAAATGGGCTTGGAAGAAGTTGCCGAAGCGACCATTGAACCTTCCCCGTGGCGCACCATTTCCGAAAGGACCACCCACATGAATCTCAACAAGCAGAAACAAGATAATGGGCTGTTTAGCGTTACCGTACGGCATGAGGGCCATCAAGACATCGAAGTGCCTAACGTACTTTTCGTCTCTAAGTTCGGCTCGCACTTACACGGTACGACGACTCCCACATCTGACGTTGACCTTAAGGGGGTCTTTATGGCGTCACTATCCGATATTGTCTTGGGGGTGGACAGCAAAACCTTCAACCTCACGACCGGCGCTGACGCTAGTAGGAATGGAGCCGACGACTTTGATGTGGAATTCATCGAGCTTCGGAAGTTCCTCAGGGATGCCATGCGGGGACAGACCTACGCAGTGGAACTTCTCCACGTCAATGGGGAAAACATGGTGTTCTCTACTGGCCTTTGGGACGACGTGTTGACGAATAAGGGGGAGCTTTTGACCTCAAACGTCAAGCCTTTCATCGGGTACTGCGTCGCTCAGGCTAAGAAATATGGGATGAAGGGAACACGCCTGCGCCACACAGAAGAAGCCCTCGACTACTTACGGTCCCTGCCGGATAAGATTACGGTAGAAGAAGCCCTTGAGGGGATGAGCTTCAATGAGCACGTGTATCTAGAAGAAAAGATGCTCAAAGGGCAAGAGGAACCTCGTACGCTACTTGAAGTGAATAGCAAGCAGTTTGACATGGCCCTACCGCTAAAGGACGTGGTACCTGTCTTAGAGAACCTTGTGAGCAAGTATGGAGCGAGGGCGCGCCGTGCCACTGACGGAATAGATTGGAAATCAGTGTCTCACGCCTATCGCTGCATCTACGAAATCAAAGAGTTACTGACGACGGGTCAGATTCAATTCCCTCTAGCAGAGCGTGACTTTCTACGGGCCGTGAAGCTGGGCGAAATTGAATATGACACCATCCAAGATGAATTGCCGCTGCTCATTGAAGAGATAGATGGGTTGGAGAGTGAGTTACCCTCCAACCCGAACCGGAAGTTCTGGGATGAGTGGATGCTTACCACGTACCGGGAAATGGGCAGCTTCTAGCTCGTGCCCGTAGAGCCGAAACCCCCACGGGCGTCTAGGTCAAAGTCTTCAATTGCAGCCTCTAACAGATCAGGGCGTGCGTAGGGGATGAAGAGAATCTGTACGAACCGAGTGCCCGCCTCGAAACAAAGCGTGTCAGAAGGCTTCTCAGAGAACGTGAAAATGTCGTAGGTGTGATCTGCTACCTCGACAATATCCGTCTCGTCCGGTGTCATCGCAATACCAAATCGCTTGTTGGCTTGAGCCAATATCGTGGAGTTCGTCGGACTTGGCTTCCACTCTACCGTTCCGACGTACTCTTTCTTGCGGTCTTCCCGCTCCAACATGACTTTGATAACGTCATCTTGGCCTTGATAGGAAGGGTCGATGATGCCAAGAGTGTTTGCAATCCGAACTGACTTGCCCCGCTTCGTCCCTGTGCTGGAACGGGGGACCATCAATAAGAAGAGCTTGATTGGGGTTTGAACGATGACGCCTGTATCCACCATGCGCCTACTGTTGTAAGGCATGTGAATGTCATGGCCATCTGGGACATACAGGTCATATCCCGCAGAGCCGGGTTCGGCCTGCTTGGGAGTAAGACCAAATTTGCCGTGAACTTTTACCTCGAAACCTTCTAGGTCCATCTCTACCTCTCATTGATTGGGCGAACACTGTAGTATGTCCGAGGCAATCACACAAGAGGCTACCCCAAAAGTTTAACCAAGGCTTCAAAGCACTCTTTTGGCATACTTTTAAGGTAGGACTTAAGGACCGCCCTGTCTTGTCCTACGAAAATTGTAGTCAACAGACCTACCTCATTGTCGGAAAGACCGTCTACAAAAGCTCCCACAGGGTTCTCCACCTCGCTGCTGCTATAGGGAAGCTCGTCGACGTAAGACTGAGCCGTTTCTAAAAGCTCTTCCACATCAGACTCCGACACGTCTTCCGCACCAAGCTCCTGCCAGAATTCCAATACCTCACTATCCGGCTTGTCGATTCGGGCCGTCATGTACCCATCCAAAAGATCGCAGGCGTGTGGGTAACTCATTGAGGGAGGAACCGTGACATTCACGATATCGCAAAAAAGGGTTCGACCACCGGAATTGGCAGTCGAACCCTGTGAGTTCATGCGGCTACTTCTTTGTTCCAGACCTCTTCAAGCTTCATCTCACGGATGAACTCTACGAGGAATTCGCGGTCGTAGTTCTTGAGTAAGAACTTCCGGGAGTTTCTGCGTGCCCGGAAGAGGCGGGACATGACAGTACCTACAGGCACATCGAGTATTTCAGCCGCCTCTTTGTACGACTTGTCTTTAAGGTCGCACAGTACGAGCGTATCGAAGAAAGGCTTTGACAGCGCATCTTCAAGGGCAACCAGTAAGGCTTCAAACACGCTCTGGCTGATTATCGTCTCATCCGTGAACACCTCATCTTGGCTCTGGAGGAAGTGCTTCTCACTTTCCAGAATCTCACTTTTCCGCTTGTTCCTGCGGTAGGTGTTGATGAAGGTGTTGTGCATGATGGTGTACAGCCATGCCCGAAGATTCGTGCCGGGCTTGAACTGGTGCTTATACCTCAATGCACGGACATACGTGTTCTGCAACAGATCAAGGGCGTCTGCTTCGTTCTTGCAGTACTTCAATGCCTTTGTGTACAACCCCTTAGAGTAGACAGTTAGCTCTTTCTCAAATTCCATTTCGACCACCTGTAGGTTCGATGCGACGATGAAAATTCACGACCTGATTGATACGCCTAACCCCGATGCCCGCAGGTTTGTTCTCGACGCAAATGTGGTACCTGTCTTCGCAAACGTTAGTGCTCGTAAAGGTACCACACCAGACCATGCGCTGGCAAAGGACTTACTCGACATCGACGGAGTGGTGGAAATATTCCTCCAAGGCAGTTGGGTGACCATCACCCGTGAACCTAACGTGCCGTGGGACACGCTCTCACGTCGGGTTGCCGTAACCCTTCGTCAGTACCAACCTCAAAATGAGGCTGGATTTGAGCGGGGTACAGACGGCCTCCCTGACGAAGATCCCCGGTCAGACCGGATTCGGCAGGTGATACAACAGGCTGTCGCGCCCTACTTAAACAGTCACGGGGGGTCGCTCCGACTGGTCGCTCTAGAGGGCAGTACCCTGTTCGTGCAATACCAAGGGGCTTGCTCGGGATGCCCAGCTTCAATGACAGGTACCCTAATGGGGGTTGAAAGCCTGTTACAGAAAGAGGTTGACCCGGCGTTAACCGTGACAGCAATCTAATTTTAGGTGGAAACCCGGAGCTTGCGCCTCCGGTGACTTCCACCGGGAGCGTTACTCAAGGTTAGAAGGAAGTCAGCAGAGACGTGTGGCGGAAATGGTCGCCGGTACTGCGAGTTCGATATTTTGGCCTTTTGAGCCGCCGTTCGAGCGAAGGCCACACATATCGAGACCCGAATCCAAAGCATACCCGTACGCAACCACAAACGATGTACTCGTCAGGGGCCAACTGGTATGGTTTTGGGTGTGTCTTAACAAGGGTCCATCTCCGTGTGTCTTCGCACGAGGTTCTAATTGTGAGACAATATAAACGAATCACCGGATAAAACAAGTCCCTTGCTAATTTTCTTGAGGATGTGCTAGTCTTCGGGGCAGAACTACAGTGGAGAATTGCGTGGCTTACGAAGCAGAATCAATCAAGGTGTTGGAGAATCGAGATGCTGTCCGGCAGCGCCCCGGCATGTATATCGGGGGTACAGGCAAAGCGGGATACCACCACTTGATCTGGGAGGTTGTGGACAACTCAGTTGACGAGGCCATGAACGGACACGCTTCTGTTATTGATGTGACGCTAGCCGAGGATGGGAAGACTATCACCGTCACCGATAATGGGCGTGGCATTCCTACGGCGAAGCATCCTGAGAAGAAAGTCAGTACGGTACAGGTGGTTTTTACAGTGCTTCACGCCGGGGGCAAATTCACACCGGGGTCTTATGGGGCTTCGGGAGGGTTGCACGGCGTCGGTGCCAGCGTCGTCAACTTCCTTAGCTCTCGCCTCTATGTCAAAGTATGGAGGGCTGGGGAGGTGCACGAGCAAGAGTACTCACAGGGTACCCCGAATTCTAAGCTCAAAAAAACAGGCTCTTGTTCTAGTAGGAAGACGGGTACCGAAGTGACTTTCACACCGGACCCCGAGATATTTGGGAACCAGTCTTTTGACACCGACATGATCGCGGAGCGGTTGGAGATCAAGACGTACCTCAATAAGGGGCTTCGTATTCGGTTTAAGGATGAACAGGCCGGGACCGAGGTCACCTATCAGCATGATGGCGGCGTGGCAGAGTTTCTAGGAGATGTGGTCAAGATTGCGAAGGTACCTCCTATCCACCTCGAACCCATCGTTATGGAGCAAGAGTCTAAAGGCGTGCGGCTCGATATTGCTTTCCAGTGGACTGAGGACACCAAAGAGGATACCCGCTCTTTCGTGAACACGATACCTACTAAGAGTGGGGGTACACACGAGAATGGGTTCCGAAGTGGTCTTATGAAAGCCCTACGGACCTATTTCGAGGTGAATGGCTCTATTCCCAAGAGCCTTGACGTTGGTGCGGAGGATATACGGGAAGGCTTAAAGGCGGCAGTATCCATCTTCTTTGAAGGGGACATGGAGATTGAGGGGCAGACTAAGGAGCGGCTGAATAACACTGAGATTCAGCCTATCGTCACAACGGCGGTCAAGAATTTCCTCGAACACTACCTGCTCAACAATAGTTCGGTTGCCGAAGCCATTACAAACCGAATCATTCAAGCTGCTAAGGCACGGGCCGCTAGCCGCTCTGCTTCTCAGCATGTTCGCCGCAAGAAGCCTATCTCCAAGAAGCTCACTCTCCCCGGCAAGCTGGCCGACTGTACGTCCACCGATGCTGCTGAGTGTGAACTGTTTATTGTGGAGGGGGACTCGGCTGGGGGCAATGCTAAACAGGGGCGTGATCGGCGCACGCAAGCTATTCTCCCCTTGCGCGGTAAGGTCTTGAACACCGAGTCTGCACCCCTCAAGAGCGTCCTGAAAAACAAGGAAATCGGGGACATCGTAGAAGCACTTGGCTGTGGGATGGACGATAAGTACGACGGGTCCAAGTTGCGTTACCACAAAATTATCTTGCTGATGGATGCGGACAGTGATGGTCACCACATTACGACCCTGATGCTCACGTTCTTCTATCGCTACATGCCTCAGTTGATTCTCGACGGGCACCTCTACATCGCTCAACCACCATTGTACCGCATAATCTCAGGCTCTGAGGTACATTGGGCTATTGACGACGGGGAGAAAGACGCCGTGCTAGCACAGCTAGGCATGAGAAAAGCTGCGAAGGCGGACATCTCACGGTTCAAGGGCCTCGGGGAGATGATGAAAGACACGTTACGGGACACCACTCTTGATCCTGCTACCCGAGTCTTGTTACCTGTAGAGGTACCGGCATCTTTGGCGGACGAGACGGACGAAACCATTACGTCTCTGTTAGGCCGTAATGCGAGTGCCCGGTACGACTTTATTATCGCAAATCTGGAATCTGTGGAAGAGTTGGACATTTGACTAAAATGCCCACCTTGACTACGCATTCAAGCGTGGTCGTTTAGTCAACGGGAGTGGTCATGTTGCGGAATTTCTGTGATGCGCAAGCCCTATTCTTAGAGGATACTAACCCTCAGGTTTCGGCAACCTATCATGCTCTCGCCAACGCGATGGAAAAAATCGAAGCGGCTTCTCTGCGCTACTTCCTCCAGCCTAATGAGTGAGGGTTGACCTACTTCCTAAAGAGGAGTACGATGGCCCGTGGTCCACAAGAACGGCCCCGAATTAGAACACCTTTACGGCTTGCAAAATAGGACAGTGTGTCATACGCTCCCTGTGCGAGTCATTCTACAAAGGCACCTTCAGGATAGTAAAATATGGCAACCAAGGAATACCCGGTTCTCCCCCTTCGGAACACCGTTCTCTTCCCCACGACAGTGGTCCCTATCAACATTGGCAGACCCAAGAGCGTCGCCCTACTGGAAGCTGTGGTCGAAGCGGATAAGATGCCCTTCGTGCTTATCTCCCAGAGGCAACTTGACACCATTGAACCCGGCATTGAAGACCTATACGATGTCGGCACGGTGGCCGAAGTCAAGAAGGTCATGACGCAGGGAGACGCTTATACCGCCATTGTTCAAGGCCAGCAGCGGGTACGAATGCTCTCTATGTCCTTTGATGAGGATAAAGGCTACTTCGTAGGTACCTTTGAGCCAGTTGAAGAGATCCGCTCTCATGACGAGGAAGAGGACGCCCTCATTCAGACCCTCAAAGAAACGGCGATTGAGGTTATCGAGAACAGCAAAGAGATACCCTCTGAGTCTGTTCAGATGGTCCAATCTAAGATGGACCCTTCGGAGATTACAGATTTCATCATCTCTTCTACCGAGTTGGATGTACCCTCCAAGCAAGAGTTCTTGTCGGAGTCGGACATTAATGTCCGACTTGAGAAGTGTATCGCTGTGATGTCTCAGCAAATTCAAGCCTCTAGGGTACAAGCAGAGGTCCAGCAACAGGTACGGGCCGAAGCGGATAAGACGCAGAAAGAATACTATCTGCGCCAGCAACTCAAAGCTATCAAAGAGCAGTTGGGAACCTACGATGATGAGGTTGAAGAGTTGGAGGTCCGCATTGCGGAAGCGGGTATGCCGGTGGAGGCTTACGAAGCTGCAATGAAGCAGTTCAACCGACTGGCAGGTATGCAGCCAAGCTCTTCGGAGTACAGCGTCATCCTCAATTACCTTGAAACACTCATTGACGTGCCGTGGAAGACCCGCTCCGAGGACAACCTGAATCTCGAACGGGCGCAAGAAATCCTTGATGATGACCATTACGGCCTCGATAAGGTCAAGAAACGTATCATCGAATACCTTGCCGTCCGTGGCCTCAAAGATGACATGAAGGGGCCTATCCTGTGTCTTCACGGACCTCCGGGAGTTGGCAAAACCTCACTTGGCCGCTCGATTGCCCGAACACTTGGCCGAAAGTTTCAACGTATCTCTCTGGGTGGCGTCCATGACGAGTCTGAGATTCGCGGTCACCGTCGCACCTATGTCGGTGCCTTGCCGGGTCGCTTGGTCCAAGCCCTGACCAAAGCAGGCACGAACAATCCGGTCATTCTTCTCGATGAGATTGATAAGGTCAGCCGAGACTTTAGAGGCGACCCAAGTGCGGCTCTCCTAGAGGTTCTGGACCCAGAGCAGAATCATGCGTTCAATGACCACTATCTTGAAGTGGACCTTGACTTGTCGAAGGTGCTTTTCATTGCGACGGCGAATCAACTTGACACGGTTTCGCCGCCCCTCCGTGACCGGATGGAAATCATCGACGTGCCGAGCTATACGCTCTACGAGAAGCAGCAAATTGCCCAGAAGTATTTGGTACCTAAGCAAGTCGAAGCACACGGTATTTCGGACAGCAACGTCGAGTTCCCTGTCGAATCAGTCAAGTACGTCATAGACAAGTATACCCGTGAGGCGGGCGTTCGTAACCTAGAGCGCCGGATGGCCGACCTGTGCCGTAACGTAGCGGTAGAGGTTGCCAAGACGGACCCTGAGGATAGAGCCGACATTCACGTGGTGGTTGATGAACCGTTCGTACAAGATGCCCTTGGACCAGAGCGGTACATCTCAGAAATGGCTCAGAGGGTGAATATGGTAGGGGTCGCAACGGGCCTTGCTTGGACTCAGGCCGGGGGAGACATTCTCTTCATTGAGGCGCAACAGATGCCGGGCAAGGGCGAACTCAAGCTGACAGGCCAGCTTGGAGACGTCATGAAAGAGTCTGTCCACGCCGCTCTGTCTTACATCCGTGCACACTCCAAGCAGCTTAAAGTCGATGCTGATTTGGGGGAGCGGAAACAAGACCTCCATATTCATGTCCCAGCGGGCGCTATCCCCAAGGATGGACCTTCGGCAGGCATTACGATGTTCACAGCACTGCTTAGTCGTCTAAGCGACAGGAAGGTCCGTAAGGACGTTGCCATGACCGGGGAAATCACTCTCAGCGGTAATGTCCTCCCTGTAGGAGGCATCAAAGAGAAGGTCATCGCGGCACACCGTGCGGGGATTAAGACCATCATCATGCCTGCCATCTGTGAGAAGGATCTTGTGGACGTTGAAGCCGACGTACGCAATGACCTATCCTTCCACTTTGTTGACGATGTAGAGGAACTGTTGCCTCTGGTATTTGAGTCGGAAGCGGAAGAGGAACCGGTTGGTTGAGATGATGGTCATATGCCCCTCATGCTCCGGGGAGAAGGTGGATTTTACGACCTTCGTAACCGACGGGTGTGAGGAATGTGAAGGAACAGGTGAGCTTAATGGAGCCTGCTTGGACTGTGGTGGGGCAGGGTGTGGAACCTGCGCCGGAACAGGCGAACTTCACGGTCTCCCATGTCCTGTATGTGACGGCATGGGAGACATTGAGCATCACCCTAAATGTTTGGAATGCAGAGGCACTGGATGGCGACCAAACCCGCTCTTCGGGAGCTAAAGTTAGGAACAAAACGATGCTCGCAATAGTTTGAACACACATGCACCCGTAGCTCAGTGGACAGAGCAGGAGCCTTCTAAGCTCTTGGCCGCAGGTTCAAATCCTGCCGGGTGTGCTAGACAACTGCGGAGGATAAGTGGACGAAAAACTGAAATGTCCTAAATGCGATGGCGAGTTAACGCGCCCCTACCGTCATCCTTTTTCCAGCTTTTTTGCTGGCGCAGTTTATTGTGCCTCCTGCGAATTCTCCGAAGGTCTCATCCCCTTCTTAGGGAAGAGCCTTTTTCCGGTAGAACCTATGCCTGAACCTTATCTCGGATTCGGAGAGGAGTCAGATGAGTGAGTCTAACGCCGTAATGAAGGCAATCAAGGACGCCCTAAGCGATTCCTTGATTGGCCCCTTCTATGTGGCCTTAGAGGAACTGTTATCGGAACTCGATGCCCGTGAAGCTGCCTTAGACGCCCGTGAAGCTGCCTTAGACGCCCGCGCCCTAGACTTAGAGCGGGTTAAACAGGATAAGGTGGCCACGGATATCTCTCAGAAGAGGTATACTCCCCCGTCAACTTACGACAAGAACGGAACCTCGTATGTTGAGGTCGAAGCCTTGCCTGACAGGGAGCGCCACGTCTTAGCCACCATACAGGTCTTAGCGTCTAGTGGCGAGCTTTTGATCTCGAATGCTGACTTGCTCCAACACGTTAGGACGGAATTTGATCCCGTATCACTGAGCGGCCTGACGGCTTGCTTGACTCGCCTCACCCATAAAGGACTTATATCTACTAGGAATATGAGTGGTCAGGGGTATCCTCGCATCATTGTGGTGGAGGAAGAGCTAGAAGACCCTGAGTCTTTGACCCATGTGGAGTATTCCAAATGACAGATTTCGGCCAGAGTAGCAGCGGCGACTTCAACACATCATCTTCGGCCCTCAGGGTTCTCTATGAGGGGACGCGCCAGACCTACGGCACCAACCTGACGCCCGATTCGTTCACACAAACCAATCCACCTGTGATCCTCTGGACTGGCAGGTAGGTGATTTCCTCTATGCCAGCCGTAATGGGTATCTCACGAACCTTGGGGATGCTGACAACACCCTAGAACTTGCGCTCGGATACTCCGAAGCAACCGTCATGGGTCTTGTCCGAATTGTTGCGGACAACTCTCACCCAGACATCGTGTTTGATCCTCCTGTTTAAAAGGACACTTTGTCACTTTTCATCTCTATGATCCTCCGGTTTAAAGGACACAGTTTTCAGAAATGAAATGAGGCTGTTCGTGGTTCTACCCTTGACGCCACCATAGCTCAGGGGTAGAGTCCTTGCATGGTAAGCAAGTGGTCGTGAGTTCGAATCTCACTGGTGGCTTGAGTCTGGTACCTGAGGCGAAACTGGTTTACGCGCCGCACTGTGACTGCGGTTCTAGTGGGTTCGAGTCCCATCAGGTACCCTAGCTTTGGATTAGCCGATGTACATTACCTTCAGGCAAGAGGTTAATGAATCCGGCGACTTGGGTCGTAAGGCTCGCAATAGTTTCGGTTGATCTCGTGCCTTCCCCCGGTACCATTCTCCGATGCTAGGCTGCATTTCTTAGAGACCGTTAGACGAGACCTTGCTATGTACCTGCCGGAAGAGGACTTTTTGGAGTTCGCAAAGGAATATGTCACGGCGGCGGGCAGTTCCTTAGATGAAGTGACCTTCCAGAAAGGAAGTTCGGCCCTTGGGCTTGTGGACATCTCAGGGATGGTTTGCGTACAATGCAGGCAAGACCCGCTTGGGTATGAGATATTCGAGTTTGAAGATGAAAGCGGGGAGAAGGTTCTTTTGATGAACTGTCGGATGACCTCTAGGTGGGTGTCCGTCCAGTAAGTGCCACTGTAGCTCAATTGGAAGAGCAGCCGCCTTGTAAGCGGCAGGTTATCGGTTCGAGTCCGATTAGTGGCTTTTCACTCTACAGGCGAAGCGTGCCCTGCTTCGAGCAGCACTTGGTTGAGGGAGAGGTAGCGTTCCCCTTCTTCGGGTTCGGTGGGCGTTATCTCTACTAACCACCGCCCATATTTACCTGTACCCTTGTGGGATACGACCCGTACCACTTCCCCTTGCTTTTCAAACCACTTTTCGGTGAAGGCCGATGCCAGCTTCCCTTGTGCGTACTCCTCACTAGAGTGTTTGACCCCATAGACCTCTGGGGTGTCTACCCCGAGAAGTCTCGCCCTTATCTGTATGTAGGTTCGGAAGCCGAGGTCAATGCGCAGGTCCACAGTGTCCCCATCAACGACTCGTACTAAAGTAGCTTGGTATTCCCAGATCACGTAATTCTCCTGTTGGAAGTTACCTTACCCTGTGGTATAAGGGGATAACCACATCACGCCGGAGTGGTGGAATGGCAGACACGCCGGATTCAAAATCCGGTGCCTTCGGGCGTGCGGGTTCGAGTCCCGCCTCCGGTACTTATGACTGCGGGTGTGGTGGAATGGTATACACATGGGACTTAAAATCCCACGGCTTAACGGCCTTGAGGGTTCGAATCCCTCCACCCGCACTAGTGTTTTAATCAAGAGAGAAGACCAATGCAAAAAGTTTTACTAGAGTCCCCTTTCGCCGGTACGTCGAGTGACCCGGTAGAGAAGAAAGCGCAGGAAGATGAGAATGTACGGTATGCCCGAGCTTGTATGAGGGACAGCCTTCTCAAGGGGGAGGCCCCGTACGCTTCTCACCTCCTGTATACGCAGGAAGGCATCTTGGATGATGACATTCTTGAGGAGCGGACACAAGGTATTGACGCCGGTCTAATCTGGGGCGCAGAGGCGGACAAGACTGTGATCTACGTGGACCGTGGCTTTTCGCGAGGTATGAGGTATGGTGTGGCAAATGCTCTCGCAGCAGACCGCCCGCTGGAATTCCGAGTCCTACCTGATTACTTCCAAGAATTCGGCACCACGAGCGTTGTCGACCGCCGCATTCTCTCTGAGTTCCCTGTCAAAGACGTAGACTCACTCCTGAAAGGCTTTATCGCAGACCTACAGAAGGTCGGAAAGTTGCCCGGAGAAGACTTCGCAGAAGACGTATTCGCCCTTTTCAACACCACCCCAACACAGGACACCGCAGCATGACTCCCCAATATCACCAAGATTTCATCGAAGCTTATGGTCAAGAGATTTTCGACTCCATTTCGGCGGCTGTAGAGGCCAATGATCTGCCACGAGTTGCGGCCAGCCTCGTCTACCTCGTCGAAATGTGTGAGGAGGTGCTGTTCCACAATACCAAGTTCGACCTGATCGGGACAAGGCTATACGGTTTTACTCATAACCGTGAGCAGAACTCTCTGGATATGAACTACCTTCTCTACCATGAAGTGGCAGGGCAGTTGGATTACCGGACGATGGCGAGTGCTCTTTCCCGGTTCATGGCGCATGATTTCAACTCCAGCACGTTCCGTGACCTTCATATTCAACCACTTCAGTCGGTTATACCCGTCCTGTTCAACGTATTTTTTGAAGAGGTTCGGGTATTAGAAGTGCCTCATCGGGACTCCCGCGGCCCATTGACTGTAGCAGAAGAGGTTGAATTACTGGACCAGCACAATAAGATGGTTCAAGCGCACCTTAATTACCGTGTGAGTCACCCTGACATTCCCATTACCTCCTACCCGTCAATGGAAGATGCGTTGGAGTCCAAGCGTATCCTAACCTACCAGAGTCTTAATGAAGACGTACAGGCGGTATACGCAGCTTTTGTCTATCTCAACGCACAAGGTGATAAGTACACCCATGCGGACATTGAACGTCTCACTGGCCTAAACCGGGGCACCGTTCGGAGTACGACTCAGTACCTCACCGACCGTAGGTTCATTGTACGCAACCCGAGCCAGCGGTACCACACCACCGACATTACGTTTGACTACCTCACCGTGGAAGAGGCATCAAACGTACTGAATACCTACCTTTACCGTAACGGTGATTACGAGAACCTGTCGTGGATGGAGGCAGCGATCCTCTCGACACTCGTGACTATGGAAGAGGTCGGGACGCCTATTCAAACCAACCTATCGGTCCTTACTCGCCGTGCGACGAACGGTAATTGGGCTAAGAGCAACGGAGACGTCAGTTCGGCAGTCTCGTCCCTCGTTATGCGGGGGGTTATCGAGAAAGACATTTCCTCGAAGCCTTACACGTATACTGTACTTGTCAGTGACCTGTCGGAAGACACGGTGCTTCGGAATGTCAAAGAGGAAGACCGCTCTGAGTTAGAGTCGCTTGGCTACCGTCTTCCAGAGGCTGTGTCTCAGGATGCCCCTGTGTCTCAGACGGTGGATGCAGGAAAAGTGACGCTCAAGCCTGTGTCCCAGCTTACGGAGGACATGGCAGCAGACACCGGGTCCAAAGAAGTAACCCTCCTTTCCGTGTTGAGAGACACCATTCAGGGCTTGTTTTCAGGTCAGAGGTCGGTTACTATCCCGGAGTGCACCATGACTCTTGATGCTGAGGAGGGCGTGACGATCCGCTTCACACCTTCCAAAGACTAACGGGAAACTGCTATGGAACATTTAGCCTTCTGCTACTGGACATTCTGTTACGGGATGATGGCTATCGGCGCATTGATTAGTGCTGTTCGGCTGGGTAAGTTCGGTCGGTTCCTTTAGGCAGTCCTCTTTAAATTAACGATGGACAGGATGAAAGAAGGAGATGCCCGCCTTGTGTGGGAAGTGTTTTCGGGCGACTTTGTGTTCCGGCAGTTCTCTTACGACGACATCAAAGAGGCCATTGAGTACGCTCAGGGAAAGCATCCTGAAGCTCCAAGGTACGAGGGGGATGGGGTCGCCGGCGCAACCGTCCGGTCGAAAGTTATACCCGCAGGCCAAGACCTGTACAGCTACCGATGACCTCTAAGTCTGACATACGAGCCGAGTTCCGAAAGGCTGTCTTTAGCCGAGACAATTACACCTGTGTGACGTGTGGTGTATCGGAGAGCGATATAGCCAAACTAGACGCCCACCACATTACCGACCGGAATGAGATGCCTAATGGTGGGTACGTGGTTGAAAATGGCATCTCCCTGTGCCCCGATTGTCACCTCAAGGCTGAGGTTTACCACCAGAGTGGTGGTTGGGATTGGGAAAAAGGCTTCCACCCTAACTCACTCTACTACCTGATCGGGTCAACGCCCGAAGAAGCGGCTGTGGCCAGCGAGAAATTATGAAGATCGAGACTCTATTCAAGACCAAATGGCTGGCCTTGCGTCGTGTGTTTCTAGATGACCCCGAAGTCCAGTATGACTTCGTACACGCCACCCATTCTAATGGGGAGGCAGTGGCTATCCTACCTTACCGCCTTGAAGAGGGGCGAGTAGAGTACCTTCTTCGGAAAGAACTGGTACCGCCGTGGTCGTTAGAGCTTTCCCCCTGTGGCGTCACAGGCAGCATGGAGAGCGGCTACACGCCTCTACAGATGGCAGTAGTGGAACTTAAGGAAGAAACCGGGTACACTGTCGGTGAGGAGTTGATGGAGTACCGAGGAATGGTCCGCAACTCCAAAGCGTCAACAACACAGATTTACCTGTTCACTGTTGACCTCACAGGGCTTGAAGCGGGAGAATCCTCGGGAGACGGCTCGGCCTTAGAGGAAATCAGTAGTTCGTATTGGACTACGGATGTGTTTGAGTGTGAGGATGCTATTATCCATGCCGCCTACGCCAAGCTACTGGTATCCTCTCCCCTTTAGGAGGGAGATATGTCGTTGACCATTGCAGTCGATTTTGACCACACCTACGCAGCAGACCCCGACACCTTTTCAAAGGTCGTAGAGACGTTCTTAGAAGCAGGTCATACGGTTCTGTTAGTAACTAAGCGGCACGATGATGAGGGCAAGTTTGCCCAAGAGGTTCAGGACATCGTGCAGAATGACATCCCTATCATCTTCGTTGGTGGAACCCACACCATTTACAAAGACGAACTGGTCCGGGACGAATACGAGATGACGGTAGACATCTGGATTGATGACAAGCCCGAGTTCATACGGTCCCCAGCCCGCATCAAAGAGGAGCTTGACCAGATGATTTTGTCGAAATTTTTGCTGGAAGACGAAATGGCATTTCTGCGTGAGTATGTTTTTCACCTTGAAGATGTCGTGAAGGCAGAGGCCAAGCACCTTTGGGATGATCTCAAATCGAAGTTCAAGGGTGACCGGTGACTGCTTTACTTATGCTAGCCATTATAGGATGGGTACTTTTGGTGCTAGGTACTATAGCACACCTGTCAACATACGGACCTGCCTCAATCCACAAGCTAGGGATAACCCGACCTCTCTTACTCGCTGGGGTGTTTGTCCCTTTCCCTGTAGGTATCTACGTCTTGTGGAGAGTGCACAAGAGAGAGCTTAGGCAGGTAAACAAACTGCGCCATGATGAGCTAGACAAAGAAATGAAACGACTTGAGGCGGAACTATGAGCGTCTTTGACGAGATAAAAGCAGAGCGGCAGCGGCAGAAAGACAAGTGGGGAGGAGCCGCACATGATGATCACCATTCCACATGGGACTGGATAGTTTTCATTACTAAGCACAACGGGCTGGCAATGGAACCCGGTTCTCAGGAACGGCTAGACATCCCCTCCTACCGGTATCAGATGGTACGGGTCGCCGCCCTTGCGGTCGCCGCCATCGAATGGTGTGACCGGAACTACCCTGTCCAAAATGACCCCAATGAGGAATAATAGAAGCGGTAGCGAAGTTAAGACCTCGGAGCGATGGACATGTGGCACGTCAGCCGGTCTTGAAAACCGTGTGTTCGGTGTGATAATCGAATTGAGGGTTCAACTCCCTCTCGCTCTTCTTTATGAGGGTTTAAAGTGCTGACCATAGGACCATATTGGTCGTGGCTGGATGAGCAGCCTGATGACGGCGATTGTGATGAAATGCCTGTGTGGTCATGGTACAACGGTGACCTTGTTCCCGCAGAGGGTCTTTCTTTGCATGTTCGGGCAAAGAACCATGAGGTTTTGGCTCCTACAAAAACCAAGGGCTTATTAGTGATGCAGAGGTCGTTGCTGACCGACTATGTTTTGTTTTGGTACGACCATACGAGACGTGAAATCACAGAAGTTCAGGAGTTAATCCTAAAAGAAAAACACGACCTTCCGGTCGTTAAACTTTGAATCATGGAGTAGTTGAGCACTGGCAAGCTCCCTCGCTTGGAAAGCGAGCAGTCGGTGTAATAATCGGCTTGCGGGTTCGACTCCCGCCTACTCCTTTTCCTCCAACGATAATCCGTTTGTAGCCCTTGTTTGTGTAACCTTTAACAGGAGAATGCAAATGCCTTCAAACGTCGTCAAAACCAAAAAAGATGAAGAAAAGTGGGAAAAGGCCAAAGAGCTTGCTGCCGATCAGGGGCACAAAGAGGAGTACGATTACATCATGGGGATCTACAAAAAGATGAAGCCGGACTATTTCAAGGACAAGAAAGGGGCATCAGACCCTATGCGGCATATCAGAGACATCAGTGATCTGCCGAAGCGTGTGGCCGACAAAGCTTTAGCTCTCCCTGTTGCGCATCAACTGGCAGGAGGCAAAGGCTACTTTAAAGGTGTTGGGGTGTCTCTGGACATCAATTCAGCTTCAAAAATTGGCAAGCGAATCCGCCTCTTCAACAACACGAATGTTTTAGGCGTCGTACAGGGGCAGGTTCGCTGGGGCAGGGCTTTCGTGCTACATTCTACGAGCTTCGCCGCTAAGTACATGGCACTAGATCCGGGCCTAACGGCCCGCCGCATTGATGATGAGCGCAGTGTATGGCTCGTGTATTCCTTGCGTGAAGATGGTAAGAGGTCTTCCTTGAGGGAAGATGTTATCCGCCTTGCTTACGAACAGCCGTCTCTGCGAAAAGACCTCCTACCTTTGGTTACAGCGGCCTTTGACCCTATGGAATTTCTAGAGGGACCCCAAGGCGATTCGGGCATCTTGTGGGATGCAGTGACCGAGCAGGCTAAGAAAGCGATGCACGGAGAACTGTCCCGCGCTATGAAAGAGTGCACCGGCACGTCTCGTCGGAGTGAGACGTTCAAGAACAAGCGTTTGAGAATTTCATCTAGCAAGCTTCGGGTGTCCGTGCAGGACCGGGATTTTCAAGCACTAGTAGGCCGTGCTGCCGAAGGCGCAGAATTCTTGGGATTCACGCAGGCTAGTGTGTCATCTCTTGGTTTCAATGCGTATGTGCAGGTCCGGGTCCCTATGATTGACGCTGATATGGGTAGAGACCCCCAGAGAGTTCTCTCACAGGATGCAGATAAGGTAGCCAAAGCCCTTGGGAAGATATTCAAGGACGTACGTCTCTCAAAGTTTGAGGACGATGATGGTTATGCTATGGTGGTCCAGTACGAAATAACAGGCTAAAGTAAACACATGCAAAAACTCGCCAATGAAATCGCTCGTATCCACCTGTCAAACCTCGACTTTGATGTCATCCTCCTAGACGGGGGTATTCGCATCTGGAAAGGGGAGGCTCAAGAGTTACTAAGGGACAACGACTTTGAGAGGGAACTTGAAGAAGCTCTATTCGCTCTCGCTAACAAGCGTCGTGGGTCTGAGGTGAGCGTTGGGGGCGGCGCAGCGGGGGAATGGATTATCCGGCGAACCTGATATGCAATACATCCACTTTACAGACCTTAAAGGTGCTCGTGGTATCAAAAGCACAAGCACCATCCTCGGCTCCTCTTATGGGGCCGCTGGTGTTTTTGCGGTTGAAGAAGGCAGTCTTTATGTCCCCGGCGTGATTCCCGGACAAGGCCGGGGTAGAGCCGAAAACCGTGAAGTGGCTGTTGTTTTCACCACAAAGCAGAGGCCCGATTACCGACACACAGAAGAGGTGGCTTGGCGGGAAGAAGAATTACCGGTTACGGTCAAGGCTGTGCTTCCGGCAAAGAAGGCGATAGACAAGTATTTCATCCGGGGCGTTAGCTCGCAGCAAGTGGCGGACTCTCTCTACCTATTAGACTGGCAGGATACCGATTCGGCTTGGCGAAGAAAGGTGGAAGGGCAGGCAGGCTTACGTGAGAACGGTATGGCGTATATTAAGGACTCTCGTATACGCCTAGACGGAATTTTCTTCACGGTCGAGTTCATAGGTGCTACTGAGAAACCCGAGGAGCACCTGTTAGAGGGATTCTATAAGGCCCTCCCCGCACTCCACGACCTCCCGATAACCGGTACTGAGCTTGTGGGGTGGGAAGAGGGGCGCTGGAGATCTTGGATGGAAGAGGGTTCGGACTACCAAGAAACGCTCCAAGCAGAGATGAAGCTGGTGCTGGATAAGGCCAAAATAGCCTTGGCCCTTCGAGTGGCCTCCGCGCATCTGCGTCGGTTCACCTAACACCTTTCAGATGAGGAAATCATGAACGAGCTAATCCAACCCGAACAGTACGATGTGCCTGACGAGTCTTCCCAGCGGACCAAATTCGCTATGGGGGCCGTGTGGGTAGGCATCCCTATGCTTTTGATCACGCTATCAGCAACCCTGTATTTGGCATTCACCGGAGTTGAAACCGGTGGCCTTCTGGCAATGGTGGGTCTGGACCTTACTGTAGCCGGGGTATTGTCATGGGCGCTGTATTCTTACTACACGCGGGCCAATTTCAGCTACGAAGTTCTAGGCATCGACGTCACCTTTGACGGGGACGATTATTACGTGCCTACGGAAGAGATGCTGAAACTTGTCCGGGCCGTCATGAACACATGGAGCGGTCACCTTGACGTTGACCCAAAAGAGGTTTACGATGGGGTGAGTTTGACGGTACTCACCCGCCAGCCAGATCACCCCTACGAACGAGGTCAGAAAGCGGTCGGCCTCACCTACCACCAGACACGACGAAGCCTTATATGGGGGCCGTACGCCTTGAACACAGGCGGGGCGGGGTATGAACTCATGCTACATGCGGCGCAGTACAAGTGGCCGGATGCAGATGAGGGTGAGAAAATAGAGCGCATGGGAGAGCTTGGGATTTTCGAGGCCCTTCGTCATGCGTATCGTAATGAGTTAGGCGAATAACAGAGGTGCGAAACATGACAAATGTTCTTTCATTCAACAAGGTCAAAGCGGGCCTAGACAAGATAGCCAGCCTCGGTACCATCGAGGAAGAGTTTGAGGTCTACGGCATGACGGTCCGAATCCGAACGCTCACGGCAGATGAGCAGCAAGCCGTTATCCATTACATCGGAGACTACATGCGTCGTTACGATGATGACGAAGATGCGAGCATGGAGGCTTTGCAGAGTTTCGTCGCAGTGCGTAAGAAGGAAGCCCTGTCTTACGCCATCATGCAGGTAGGTGACATCGACCTCAGGGGTGTCTCTTTCGTGGAAACCGGTGAACAGACTGAGGAAGGTGTGAGTGTTAAGGTTCCCAAGCATGTGTTCGTGCGGGAACTCATCGGCCAGCTAGATTACGCTGCCGTTGATACTATTCACCGTAAGTACTCTGACCTCCTGAGCTTTTCAGAAGATAAGGCGGCGGAGAAGGTCCGTTTCCGGGACCCCGAAGAAGAGCTTGAAAAAGTCGAAGCCCGACGCCGGGAACTTCTAGAAGAGCTTGGCCGAGAAGACGAACTCACACCTCCAGATACCAGCGAACCCGCGCCTCAACAGTCAGAGGACGTGAACTTAGCTGAGAACATCCGTGATAGGGCCTTCGCTAGGGTCGAAGCAGATCAAGAGGAGACGCTATTGGAAGAAAGGCGCTCTGAGGTCCCTCCAACCCCCTCTAACAGCCAAGAGGATGATGGTGAGACAGACGAAGAAGAACCTTATCCAGATTCCATTGACGTGGCGGGCACCAAGTTTGTCCGCTTAGATGACCCGGATACACCTTACACTGACGAGGAACAATCTCTCCTAGAAGAGCAGGAACGCCTCTACAAGCAGAAGTATGGGGGAGAGGAACCACCTGAAGCTAAGGATGCGCGGGAAGCTAAGGAACGCCTCCAGAAGCGCAGGGGGCCACGTCAGCCTTTGAATCAGACGGATGCACAGGTCACTCAGGGCACGTTGCCCTCTGAAAGAGAGGCAAGCCGTCCAACCAAGGTTCGGAAGCAGGAGATTGACCCGGACTCTATCCCTCTAGCAGAGGGTTATAGTCGAGACAATGCCGAGCCACTTAGCAGACGCCACACGCAGCCCAACCCCGGCATTGATGAAGGTGCTCTCAACCCACCAGCTAAGGGCGGAGACAACCTTAATTTCAAGGGATGATTCAGACATGTTATGCGTGACTACACTGAGCTAGAAACCCTCTTATACCGGGGTTTCTTGACATCGGAGGTAGTGGTTGGCGACGTTCCCATCGTGCTCAAGTCGATGAACCATGTCGAGTATGAGTTACTAGACCTGCAATCCTTCGGGACCGGGCCGGGTTGGGAAGAAGAGGCAGGCTACACGCTTGCCTATTCTACGGTTTTCTTCAACCACATCAACATCCTCCCGCAGCGCCACGAGATGGTGCCGACCCTAGCAGAGGCATTTGCGAAGATGCCTCGGTCTGTGCTGGTCTCCCTTTTAATTGTTACGCAGGGCTTAAACCGCAAGACGGCAAAGCTCATGGAGTGGGTCCAGCCTTATTCTTACGGACCTGAGTCCCGACAGAATTGGGTCATGCGCCGGGGCCAAAACCTCTGTGACACAAAGACTACAGGGTTCTCTGGTACCAGTGATCTGGGTGTCAATATGCACCAAAAGCTCTGGACGTATTTCAACAGCATGGAAGACGAGGAATCGGCCTTCTTAGCGGACTACAACCTCGCCAAGTTTATGATAAGCCCGCACAGTAAGGACGTTCAAAAGATGGACCAGAAGGATTCCAAGAAGATGCGTACTCGTGACCAGCGCCGCAAGGCTATCTATCAGGGTACAGATCCTTCGGTGTTCACAGAGAACGGGCAAATCAAGGTCACAAACGAGACTGCCGAGGAGCTACTGGACCAGATGGAGCGGTCTGTCAAAGGTGAGAAGGATTACCACGACTTGGTTATTGAAGAGCACCAACGCCGTGTGCGTCAGGGCTACCAGAAGCAACGAGAAGATGAAGAGAGACGTAAAGAAGAGGCACGCCAGCGCCAGCGTGAAGATTACCGCCGAGAGCTAGAGCAAGAGCTAGAAGGCTATACGCCGGAAGAGATAGAGCACTACTTAAAGGTAGCAGACAACCGGAGCTTTGAGCGCCGCCAAGACATGGTTCAAAAACCAACGGTATCGGTGGAAGAACAAGAGCGCAATCTGCTCCGGTGGGGCTTCTTGGAGGAACAAGATTTGCCCGCCGAACGACGCCACTACTACAAGGAAGCTGCTCAAAAGTCGTCGGACAATGAGAATCCATTGATAAAAGAACATTATGAGAGGGTGAGCAATGACCTCAACACCATGAAACCGCCACGGCGGGGTGTTGAAGACGACACAGAGTGACCTAGATGGCTGATGATCTGACAAAACTGGTCTTTGAGATTGAGCAGCGTGGTGCTGCCGATGTTGAATCACGCTTTCGCAATATCGAAGGCTCGCTGGCGGGGGCACTTAAGCAGTACCAGAAAATGTCTTCCGAGGCCGACGGGTCTACGAAGAAGATGTTTACCAATGCGGGTGCTATTAAAGAGCAGTTGACTACTCTGGAAAAAGGTATTGTGTCCGCAGGGAAAGCTTACGGGGGCATGTTCTCCGGTGGGAAGATTAGGAAGCAGGAGCAACGGCTTAGGGGTCTTCAGAAAGAGTACGACAAGATCAACCAGACAATGACTGCGGGTGACGAGCAGCAAAAGAAAGCTGCGCAGTCACGTATGACAGACCTTAAAAAAGCTATCGACTTTGAGGCCGCGCAGACCACGAAGGTCTTCCAGAAGCACAAGCAAGAGTTCGATAAAATTGTTGCTTCTGAAAAGAAGACCATCGGTGACCTGACCAAAGAAGGGCTGGGCGGTGTTCGGGGTCTCGTTGGTGATGTTGCAGGGGGAGATTTCAAGAGTGTTGGTCAGCGGTTGGGTGGGGGGGTAAGCGAGTTAGGCCAACAGGTAGGCAAGCGCGGCTCCGATATGGAGATGGCGGGCGGCAATGCTAAGATGGCTAAGTTGCTCAAGACATTTGCTAAAGTGGCTATCCCAATAGCCGCTATCGTAGGACCTTTGGGAGCCTTGGTAGCGGCCTTTGTAGCTCTCGACGGCAAAGTCACTGAAACGAACAAGTCGATGCTGGCCAATATCTCACTGGTGGAGATGGCGGGAACCCAATACACAAATACGAAAGATCAGATAGCAGATGCTGAGGAGGCTATGGCCCAATTCAGGGACACCGCTATGACGGACATGAATCTCCGTATGTTGGGCCTTGATGAGAAAGAGATGGGCCAGATTCTAGCTACAATGAATGAGCAGGGAATGCTCTTGGGGGATCTCAGAGAGCAGGGGGTAGGTTACTCTGAGGCATTAGAGGTAGCGCAGGTAGCAGCCCTGAACCTTGGCGTTGATGCCAGCGAAACCGCAGGACTTATTGGAACACTGGCAGACGTAACGTCGCAGTCTTTTGACGAAGCAGCCGCATCCCTCTCCCAGATTGTTTCCTTTGCACAGGAGGCGGGAATCAACACTAAGAAGTTCTTCTCGGTAGTTCAAAATGTGGTCGGAGAGATGGGCCTCTACAACTACAGGGTCACGGAAACAGCGGCTCTTTTTAGCAAGCTGTCGAACATCATGGACGCCAAGAGTGCCGAAGAGTTTACCACGCAGCTAGGGAGTGCTGTTAAAGATATGAGCGCCTTGGAGCGAACGTCCTTGGTTGTGGTAAACGGTCTGGGCATGGTCGCAGAGATGGCGGACAAGACGCAGCGTAGAATGGAACAGAGCCTTGACCCAGAGAAGATGATGTCGGCCTTTGAGAAGGTTGGAATGGCCGAACTGTTTGAGAAAGGGGATATCAACGAGGCTATGAAAAGCATGACTCGGACCCAGCGAAATGCCTTACAGTCCGCCATATCTGATGTAGATCAAGCCACGGGAGAAGAGTTCCGAAAGTACCGCAATGTCCTAGAGGCGAATCGGAATGATGTTATGGCGATGTCGGGCGTATTAGCTGATTTCGCTCTAGGGGACCAGATCAAGCTACAGGTAGGCGACCTTGAGAAAAAGCTGGGAATGCCTCTAGAGAACATGAACTCGGTTTTAGCAGAGAGTCAAGGTGTGTCCGAATCCCAGCTTAGGATGCTTAAAGCCATGAAGTCGGACCTGTCGGGTGACCTAGAGCGCCTTAGGATGGTCGATGAGGAAAAGTTTGACGAGTTGGCCGAGCAAATGGGCTACAACGTCGACCGGGCAGACGTTATGAATGGTAAGATGGATGCGTTTGACTTGATGAGTACGATGACAGAAAAGAAGCAAAGCGAACTCATCGATGAGCAGAAAGACCAGAAGACACTGGCGGAAAAGTCCGCGGAAATGCAGCGGTCGATGCTAGACACAATGAAGTACAAACTGATGGATCTCGTGTCTGGCATTTACAAAGCTATTCTCGACATCCACTCTGCTATCATGAAGTGGGGTTTCGAGGAGGAAGACGTTGGAGGCGAACTTAGGCGAGAGGCCCTTAATAGGGAATTTGACCTGAGAAGAGAAAGCCGGAAGGTTGCACAGATGCAACCCGGTGATGCCAAAGTAAGGGCCGAAGCAGAACTTGAAAGAAAGAGGAATGATATAGCAGCGCAACAAAAGAGAATCCAAGCTACTGAGGGGATGGATGCGGTAACTATTGGAGGCCGAAATCGGGACCGTAGAAAGACGGTTGAAATGATGGGACAGTACGGGGTTACTTCCATCACTGATTTGGAACGATTGGTTCAGGCTAGGAATAAGAGGCGGGGCACTCTTCGTGATACGGTAGGCAAGGACTTGGCAAGCAGAGGTGCTAAACCTTATGTTGTTAATGGCAAAGCGACCGTTTTGACTCCCGAGCAAGCGGCAGAAAGGCGGAAGACTGCTGCGAGCGTGTATGAGCCTACGGGTCCGAGTGGTCACCGTACAATGCAGCAGTATATCGCGTCAAAGGCCGAACGGCTTATGGGGGCAGAGGAGGCGGGTTCGGCGCAGGCCAGTAAGGATATAGAGTCGGCACTAAAGGACGGCTCTGTCACAGACAAAGAGATAAAAAAGCTGCAACAGGATCAGATTAACTTATTCGAGTCTAAAGGGATTAAGCTGGCCCCTGATGTGGCGGGTAGCTTGGCCAAAGCCATTGTTGATGAACAGCTTAAAGCCCAGATTCGTAAAGACGTATTGAAGGCCGGTTTCAGTAGGGGACAAGCGGCCCAGCTTACGGACCTCCTTATGTCGGGCGATTCTGCGGGCCTTGAGGAATTTGGTGCAGGTCTAGGAAAAGGACAAAAGGGCCAAGCCAAAAACCTGATGAGTAAGTACGTTCCTACAGTAGCAAAAGATGCCAAGATTATGACAAGTGGTGTCCCCATGCTGGACCTCCAAGCTGGTGATATTATTGTTGACCAAGAGTCTCTGGCCTCTACCTTGGCTGGGGGTAAGGGAGACTATGTACCGGAGTTGGTGCGCAAAGCGGGGGGTCGGGGTGGCGGCGGCGGTCTAAATGCCACCTTCAACATCTACGGGGGGAACACGTCTGAGATACGACAGACCATCCTAAAAGTGCTACAGGAATGGGAGCGCAAGAGGAGTATGAGCTAAGATGCCTACCGGATTTCCAGTTGCGTCCATACCAAGTGCTTTTTCGGGACCAAATGATGTCCGGGGCAAAATCCCTGTGCTCTTTCAGGTGCTCTCTTTGAACCACGAGGAGACTCTTTTACCAGAGGCCATGTTCCTCCATGTCAACCCCACTTCCTTGAGCCTTAATTACTCCAAGCTGGTTGAGAGGTTCCAGACTCGTGGGGGATGGCAAGAGCAACACTTCGGGGATGCGCTCACTACAATCTCCGCTGACGTGACATCGGGAGCCTTCATTAATGTGGACACCGGGCTGGCTGTTACGACCCGCAGAGACACCATCGCCTATGAGAAATTCTTGCACCTGCAAGAGATTTTCCACAACAACGGTTCGATCTACGACCGTAATGGGAATGTACAGTACCGGGGCCGTATCCGAATAACGTTTGAGGGCGGCATCTACGACGGCTCTTTTCGCAGCTTGAACATCAACGAATCTGCTTCAAGCCCCTTTCAGTTCACGGCTGACTTTGACTTTACGGTCGAAAAAGAAGTCACGTCATTGCTCATCTGAGGTATAGTCTGTGGCTGATGACGAATTCCAAGAAGTGCTTGGTACGTTCCTAGACGATGATACGGTACGACCCGACCTAACTCCAAGGCTCAACAAAACGTTCCGTAAGGCCCGTTCCGTGGTAGGGGAGTATGCTACCCTAGTTAACGGGCGGGGATACGAATTTCGGGCCTTCCCGTCACCGGTACAGGCAGTTAGCGGGGCTAAGAGGCCGCTTATTCCTATGCTCATTTCGGTCATACCCCCAGACAGGTACCCGACCGGAGAGACTGTCCGCCGTAAAATATCCGCCCCCCCACAGAATGATATTGCCTTGACCGCTGTGACCGAACGTTTCAGCCCACAGGCAGGTGGCTCTCGCAACATCAACCGGATACTACCTACCAGCCCCGAGGCGGCTGCTCGAATCGAGGAGCTACAGGGGTTACTAGCGTCCGGCAACCTTGACAGTCAGGCCACCACGAACGCCCAGAATGAGATAGACCGCCTCTTAGCCGAATCTCGCTTCATTGAAGTGGAGGTACCGGTAGGCACTCCCGCTGGCGAGGCACAACAGGTGCGTCGTACAGACAACTACCTAGACCAGTTACAGGATCGCTACCGCCAGTTCCAGCAAAACTCCCGAGAAGCGAAAGAGAGCATTGATCTCCAGAACACGCGCATCACGGGACCAAACAAGACCGAAGTTAACGACCCCTACTCCCGGTTACAGAGCATTAAGCGTCAGCGGGAACGGACAGTGAAAGATGACCTTGAATTCTTGCGCCTACAGGCGGAGAATATGTCCTCGCTACCCCCGCTCTTCATGTACGTCAACCCGACGACTTTCGCCAAGGGATACGCACATATTGTCTCAGACGGTAACAAGACTAGGGACGGTTACACGGTAGAGCATTGGGGCGAGCAGTTGCCTACGATAACTGCCACAGGGCAGGTAGGAGCCTTCTATGTCAACAGCGAGGACAGGCTCGGGCGCTCCGCAGGTGGACTGGCGGTGTCTGCCCGTAAAGGTTCCTTTGCTTACCAGCAATTCTTGTCCCTTTTCCAAGTATACCGCTCTAACGGCTACATCTACAATGCGGGCGGTCGTATTTCGCTGGTAGGATCTGTGACCATCCTCTACGATAATGTCCTCTACACAGGCTCTTTCAGTTCGATGTCGCTCACCCACTCCGAAGAGAAGCCCTTTACGTTTGACTACAATTTCAGCTTCACGGTGCGTTTCGAGCAGACCATCAAAGACCTCTGATGCCTCTTATCCTCCGAAATGCGAAACCAGTAGTAGGCGACTATGTGGTGTACTACGAGATTGATTACTTCGAGGATGGGGATGGCTGGGAGGTGTACCCCTGCTTTGAGGTATTTCTAGCCGAGTTTCGGGGTTTGAATAATCCCCGTATGAATTTCCTGTGGGGTGGTAAGAAAGATGAAGTCATGTGGGCCGTCATTGAAACGGGAGCATTCTTTTTCTCAGCCATCGAAAAATACAGCCGGATAAGCAGCTACAAGTATATCGACACTATTCCTCAGGATAGGTTTTTAGGCGTCGTTTGTGGTAAGATAGAGGCCGATGATCCGGGAGTGGTTAAGGACTACCTCAAAAGGGTGGTACAACACTACCGCCCCTTGTTTGAAGAGGAAATGAAGGACTTGGTATACGACCTTGCGACTGAGGAATTGTTTTGAAATACGCCTTGTACTTAGATGATGAGCGCAGTCCCTCGGTGGAAGACCGCCCTTGGGTGATTGTTCGCACATCGGATGCTTTCAAGCAGGTGATCTTGGAGAAGGGTCTACCCTCTTACATTTCATTTGACCACGACTTGGGAGAAGGTTCTGAGAATGGGTATGAGTGCCTGAAATGGTTCGGTGATTGGTGCATGGACCACGGGGTTGATATGCGAGGCATTGAGATGAATGCGCACACGGCGAATCCTGTGGGACGTGATAATATGGTGGGGTACATCGCCAGCTATGCTCGCTTCCGTACCGACTTCGTAGAAGAGCTAGTGCCGGAGTACGCCAAGTGTGTCGGAGGCACGCACGGCCCTATGGTGTATTCAGTGGAAAGCACCAACCTATATCGCAAGCCGATGTTCATGTGCACGACCTGCGGCTTTGGGTGCTCGGCACGCTAATGCGTCTATATCTAGCGGCAGTAACACTGGAGAGTTATGTTTGAAGGGACTTACAAGGCGAACCGACGACCCGTAGAAACGACGGCACCGGATTGCCTTGTCTACATCCAAGGCGAACTAAGCCTCCCCTCAGGGGCAAACCCATACCGCCGCATCAACATTCAGCCACTCATCAACTCTGTTTCGGTAAACGTAGGACTTGATGGTGGTTCGGCTTCTGCTTCCATTGACCTCCACATACCCCGCCACTACCTAGACGACATTTTTGTGGGGGGCCAACTCTCTATCACGACCATGATGGAGGTCCAGATATACATGAAGGGCCAGTTCACGGTCGGCGGCGCTGGTCAGTTCTACCCGGTATTCTGGGGGATCACGACATCTGTGAGCGAGAACTACAGTGCCGGTGAGCACACGGTTTCTATCTCATGCTCGGACATCCTTTACTGGTGGGAGAACCAACAGATAAACATCAACCCATCTTGGCTAGGGGCGAGGAAAGACCAAACACAACAGTTCAACCTAGAGGGCAATTACTTCACGAAGAAAAATCCTTACTCCATCATGTATACGCTGGCGCGCCGTGTTTACGGTGATTCCATGAACGTGCGAAACATGGGCGTTCCCGGCACCGGGTTCCGTTCAGAGGCTCCAGAGTCTCAAAGACGCAGGCTCATGGCGTATTGGTCCAGACGGTGGGGTCGTATCGGCCAGTCCCTTCGGATGTTTGGCCCTACGGGACAGGTTCTACAGGGGGATTTGCTACAGTTTGCAATCGACCCCCGAAAGTTCCGACGTAGTAAAGCAGGCAGTGCCGCTAAGATAGATGGCCGCTTCTACGATGCGTTTCAGCAGGGGGACATTGACTTCTCACAGGTGTCGCCGTTCGCTCTCGTGTTCTCACAACTCCAGAGCCTTGAACTCTATAACTCTGAGTTCGAGACTCGTCTGGGCATCGCCAACCAAGTCAAAGAGGCTATCGGTTACGAATTCTTCATGGACGTGACTGGTGAACTCATCTTCAAGCCACCCTTCTACAATCTAGACGTACGACCGAACTTTCCTGTGTCGTGGATACGGGATATTGATGTCATCTCGTGGGGTTTCGCTGAGAACCCCCCAGACGCCACTTTCATCGAAGCCACCGGCTTTCAGTTTGGGGACCAGCGGGTAGGACTTGCAGACGAGATTCAGCCTAAGGCTACTTACGTCGATTACCGGCTCGTCCAGAAGTACGGGTGGAAGCCCGGATCGTTCTCCTCAGAGTACATTGGGTCACGGGATTTCGGCGGTTCAAAAGCTCTCTTCTATCACCTTGTGGACATCCTTGATAAGCAGAACGCACGAGTCAACAATGGCACGGCCACGATCCCGCTCCGTCCAGAGCTTCGGCTAGGCTACCCTGTGTATGTAGAGGGTAAGGACGCCTATTACTACCTCGAATCCCTCAGTCACACCTTCTCGTACGGCTCAAGGTGTACCACGCAGGCCACCCTTATGGCCCGCCGCCAGAAGTTCTATGCAGACTTCGGTAGCTGGAACAAAGAGAATCTGGAACCAAAGCCGGGAGACACCGCAGACCCCGGCCTTATCCCCCAGAACATGTACAAGAGGCCCATTGACCCCACATCAGGCACCCCCGTAGGCGACCGCAATGTTATCCTTGCCTATCAGCCTTCCAAAGATTTAGAAGCAGATCACGGGGAGGTGAAAACATTTGATGAGCAAGGGGATAACGATGCGGCGGGTGCTCTCAGGCGGGACCTCGTAGACTTGCGCTCACAGTTTGGTACCTCCGGCCCTAACAAGTACGTCTTTAAGATTGACCCTAACCGAGACAAACCTTACCGGTCCAATGACACGAACGAACGGTCGTCAGGCCCGGTCACCCACATCGAGGACGACCGGCAGAAGGACATCGAGGACGACCGGCCTATTACCGTCAATGCCGTGATCTTGCCTGTCTCAGACGAGAGGGGGTATGAGGTTATCGGAGGATATGAGTATGGACGGAGGGTGACGCTTGGGACAGAGGGATTTGTCTACGATAAGGACGAGACAGACATCCGAGTAGACGGCTTACTTACCATGCAGCCTCAGAATCAGCGGGGAGGTACGACTACTCAGAATCTTAATCCCGACCTGTCTAACCGCGCCGCCACCGCCCAGAAAGCCAACGTCCAGAAGGATAAGACCTTCTTGATAGACCCCAATAACTATGGGCGACTCTTGACCGAGGTACGTCCCCCGGAAATCACCAGCCACGACTTGGTGGGCCTTGCCCGTCTGGAAGCTACCGAGTTGGTAAGTAAGCTGCAAAAGCAGCGGCTAGAGGGTGCGACACCCTCGACACCTTCGAGGCCGGATACGCCCCCAAGTGAGCAGGGCATCTCCCGCACCTCGACATCCGCACAGTCTATCCGAGGCCGAACCTTCCGTTACAACTCAAACGTAGCGGCGTGGCGTACTACGATACGCTCTGTACGCTCAGAGTTTGGCTACTCTGAGGAAACTTACAGTGACGAGACCCTTTTAGCGATTATCCATACAGAGAGTGCTGGCAACGCCAACGCCCGTAGAACCAATAAGGATGGGAAACTGTCTCAGTTTGTAGGTCTTTTTCAGATAGGAAAGGACAATGCTTCTGACGAAGGTCGCAAAAACACGGACTTCGCCGGGAACGGTGCCCTGTCTATTCAGCACTTCTTGGAGTATCAAGATGCCTACAAAGACAGACATCAAGGTGACCCCCGCAAGCAAGCCATTCTGTGGAAGGCAGGTCCCGGTGCCCTTGATGCATACAACAGGCAAGAGGCCGCTGGCGCTTCTACACAAGCACTTGAAAACTGGCTGGCCAACTACCCCCCCAGCAAAGAGAAGAAGTGGGGCGTAGACGAATACGCTTCGAGAGTAAAGGCCGCTGCGCAGGTTTGGACGGACGCCATTACGGGTGATCCAAGCCCTTCCGAGGACGAGGCCAAAGCTATTGAGGATGCCGCGAGCAATTCGACGGCGGCACCCCCTGTACCTGAGGATAACGGTATCAAGGGGTCGGCTACAATTGCCGATGAAGCTGATGACCCTGTTGCTTCTCAGGTGGTCAACACGGTCGGCTTGCCTGTAGTCGAATCTGACATTGAGCAGCAGGTCGAACTGTTTGAAAACCGCTTAGAAGAAAACCTTGCCGCTGGCATCAACGCCCTGCCCGCAGACCTAAAGCCCCCTCGTGACCCTAGTGTCGTACCGATTATTACGAATTTCTTGCGCTCAATTTACGCCGATGCTTTCCAAGTCGGTAAGAGCAGAGAGGCCGAGCTTCGCGGGGAGACTAGGCGCATTCCTAGAGTGCCCGATGCCGCCTCTATACCAACAGAGACACCGCCCCGTAAAACCTTTGTGGATACACCTTTAAGTCGGTCGGAGATTGCAGAGGCATTGGAGGAAGGCCAGACCTACCAAGACCTGTTTCAAGAGGGCGGAGCAGTTAGGAACCTCCGGGAGTCTTTTGAGGACGTCGAGACGGCTTCTTCTAACCTGTTGGATGCAGCAGATGCTCTGAGCCAGTTAGGTTCTGACGATGACGAGGAAGGATAATGGCTGATCGATATGGACCACCAGCACCTATTAGTGAGAGGCCCTTACGTGCGAAGATGCAGGGGCACAAGGGACCGCTGCGCTTTGCCCTCCGGGTAGGTCAAATCACTCGCATCGACTATGAAAATTTCGTGTGTGACATTCAGTGGCGTCAAGGTGCAACACCACCGGCCCGTGAAGTTCAAATCAGCGGTTCGTATTGGTCAAAGCGAGGCTTTCTGGGCGCGATGCCTGAGGTAGGGTCTGTGGTGATATGTGGATTTTCCGCTGCTCATGA